CTTGCTAGTGACGGCGATATATCTGTAGGTGATGATGTGGCAATTACAGTGAATGATGAGGTATATGATACTACAGTTGGTAGTGATGGAACATTTTCTTATGATGTTCCTGGTGCTGTGTTAGTTGATGCTGATTCGGTTTATGTGTGTGTGACTAGTTTTGACGTAGCATCAAATATTGTTAGAACTTATAATACCCACTATTACACAGTTTCTGATGGGGAAATATCAAGTGGGGATCTCACAAGTGCAGAATTTTTACCTTTTACTAGATATACAGTGTTTGATAAGCATACCCTCGTATCCGGTCGCCCACCTAAACTTGGAAATCCAGGAGGTTCTATTTATATGATACTTAGGGGATTTACATATAGTAATAGTATGAACGAAGTTAATGTGATTTTTAGGTTGCCAACCAAAGAAGATTCAAAATATCCTGAAAATAACAAGCGATTATGCAATACAATAATCGAAACTCAGGGTGATAAAGTTATTGGTGGATTTAAAATGGAAAGAATTGGTGTTGCAACAGAGATAATTAGGATATTAAAATATACATATATTGTTGATGGGTATAATGTTGATAATGCTAAATGGGACTACATGAAAAATGAGGATGCATTAAGTAGTAATTTTGGTACGGTGCCGTCTAAATGTACTATTGGTAAAGTTGCGGAGATTCTTTCTCAGTATGATGCCGATTTGGATTATTGGAATGACACTATCAATAAGGTTGCTGATATGCGTTATGTGTGTGCAACCTCTACGGACGACGTTATATTCGAAATTAATAGCCCGCGTGAGGACATACATTCAAAGTGGGGTGCGATAGTTGGTGGAAATGAATGGGCTAAGGAAAGTGATACTAAGGGTTATGTTTGGTTTAGTATGACTATTAGTGATATAATATTGAGAGATATTGAATAGATAACAAATAAGGAGTTATTATGATTAAAAAATTGAAAAATTCTGATGTGTTAGATTTAGCGGAGGGGATTTATAGAATCAATAATGGTAATATTGAATCTAATAAAAAATTCAGCTATGCAATTTTGTTAAATAATATTGTTCTTGAGGATAGGGCTAAGGCTATTTTGGAAGTATCCAAACCATCAGAATCGTATAGCGCATATGAACAAGAACGGGAATCTATTATTAAAAAATATGCGATAAAAGATGTTGATGGTGATGTTGCTATGAGGGACAAACGTTGGGTTAAGATAAACCCTGAAAGTAAAGACGAAATGGACCATTTTCTAGCGAATTTGGATATGGAGTATTCTGATGTTCTTGGTAAAAGAGCAAAAGATATGGAAGATTTTGAAGAAGTTATAAATGAAGTGGTTGAAATAGATATCAGAACTGTTAATATTGAGGAAGTACCTGATGATGTTGGCAGAGATATTGGTTTAATGAAAATGATCATGTTAATGGTCGATTAAATGGAGGCGTTATGGAAAAGAATGTAAAACGTATTGAGGTTGTCGAGTTGTATCACACACTAAAAGCTATGGATAATGGCACTAAGTATGATAAGTGGTTTACATATGCGGTAACATTAACAGAATCTAAGATTAAGAATGATGCAGAGGCTATTCTTGCGGCTAATATTATTCCTGAAGAGTATATGGAATTTGAGGGTAAGAGGCAGGAACTTCTTAAAGAATATGCAATTAGAGATGATAGTGGTGAGATCATTGTTAATGAACAGGGACAACCGTCTTTTAATGTGGATGATGTTGAAGAGCTGAATGGTAAGATCAAATCGTTGAGTGAGGACTATAGCGATACTATAGAAACTACCAACAAAGAACAAATAGAATTTGAAAAGTTTTTGAATGAGTATATTGATGTTGAAATCTCAACATTATCTATAGATAAATTACCAGAAGAATTAACAAAACAAGAAATGAAAGCCTTGTTAGTTATGGTCGAAGAGTAATTTTTAATTTAATTAATAAAGAGGGGGGGTTCGTCTCTCCCTTTTTTATTGAAAAAATATAAATAGTAAGTAGTAACAAACATAAGAGATGGTATAAACAATGGCTAAACCTGGATTTTTTCCGAATGTGTTACATAGTGATAAGTGGAAAATAACATTTTCTAATATTCCTACACTCGACGATATGTCTGATATGAGGTATTTTGATAATTATGTCAAATCTTGTAATATACCATCATACACTATGGGTGAGATAATATCCCAATTACCAGGAGGGATGCAAGTTAGACACCCTTTAGGTGGTATGAAAAAGAACCAAGATTTAAATAATGTGTCGATGACATTTAAAGTGTCGGAAGATATGTATAATTATATTGTGATGTTTAAGTGGATGCAAGAATTACGATATGGGGCGATTGATAGCAGTCATACCGATTATTTCCGTAAATATAATATTAAACGATTAGTAGTCAGTATGCTTGATAACGAAAAAAGACCTGTAGCGTTGGTAACATTCACTAATGTGTTTTTGCAGAACTTGGGTGAGTTGAGTTTAACTTTTGGTTCTACTGACGAGCTGTTATTTTCGGGAGAGTTTAGTTACGAAGAAGTGTATTATGATATTAAAAATCCTATGGTTGGTGGTAAAGTTTTAAACGCGCCATTAAATATCTTGGAGTGTGGAACTAGTGGGGTTCCAATTAATCCAACGTTAAATTGGGAGCAATCATAATGTATTATCAACTACAAGTATCATTAGATCTAGCTTTTGACGAATTGTTGGTTAATAAAGTTGTTGAGGATTTAACTCAGTATACTGTTGATAAGAATTTAGAAGAATTCGGGGTTTATTATTGGCGAGTAAAAGGTATAGATCCTCAGACAGGTGCTAAGAGTGCATGGTCTACTCCTTGCGCATTTAGAGTTAAAGGTAAGGACGTGGTTATTGGTCACGATATAAATCTACCAATAGCAGAACAGTCGTATGTTATATACGGTTCTGAATATTTCGGTCTTGAACATAAATTTATTCGTAGTTATGATACAGAATGTGTTATACCAGACGCAGTTATTGGTAGTACTGCTTGTGGTACTATACCTACATCGGGTGTTGCTCAAGTCGATTATAACTATTGTGATGGTGTGTGTGTGTCTTCTTGGGATGGCACTAAATACGATATACAATTTATATACACAGAAGATGATTATATTATTGAGACGGAAGACGGTGTTAAATTGATATTAGAATTCTAATTTATATAAATATTTTAGAAGCACATGATAGGAGATTAATATGAAATTATTGAAGGTTGAATTGCTTGCGGATAAAAAAGTTATACAAGAGACATTGAATAGAATAGGCATATCAAATAAAAAGAAAAAAATACTGTATCCTAGTTGTTATATATACGAGGATCAGGACGAATTTTTCTTAGTACATTTTAAGCAATTATTCACATTGTCTCGTGATGATGCTTATGATAATATTAGTGAACAAGATATCTTGAGAAGAAATAGTATAGCATTTTGTTTGAAAAATTGGGGCTTAATTGACATTGAAGATAAATTCATATCTCCACATGATAGTTATGTTTTTGTGCTACCACACAACGAAAAACGAGAATGGACAATAACTCACAAGATCAATTTGTACACGCTTAGAAATAAGTTAAATTTCGATATATAGGAGTTTAGTATGGATACATCATATGATGAAAACGACATAGAAGATTTTGAAGAATATTTGCATTATTATGGTTTCGATGAAGATAATGAAAGCGATGACGATGATGATGACGAAGAAGATTTGAGCGGCGGGATACACGAATTATATTTTTAATCAATATAGGTAGGTAAACAATGGATTTTTTAACTTTTCTGAAAACTTATGAAAATGAAGATATTTCTGAAGTTAAAGGTATTGTAGATTCCAATAAACAAAAAATGGCTGTAACTATTAAAGAAGCATTTAATAGTGACTACCCAAGTAAGAAAGAAGCGATATTAAATTTGGAAAATTACTTCGTTAATGAAAGTAGTGCGCCAAAAAGTATTGATTGTGATTACGTTAAAAAGAATCTCGATAAATTAAAACAAAAGATAGAATCTCTTACTGAGGGCGATATTCGGATTATCATTCATAACCATGAAGGTAAAAAGGAAAAAGAGCTTGAGTATGAGGAAGAGGGTGTTGCTAAAAAGAAGCGCGGTAGACCATCTAAAAATGACCCACAAAAAATAGGTGTCGTTTATGGTGATGGACCTGGTGTTGTTTCTGATGAAGAATTAATAACACCAACAGGTGATGAAGATTTATTAGATGAATTAGATGTTGATATTAGTGATGAGGAATCTAACGATGATGGTAGTACTGATGGCGATGAAAAAGCTAAATTGCTATCACAATTAGATTCTTTAGAACTAACTGATGAGCAACTTAAATTGGCTACTCGTGTAGATCAAACAGAAGATATTTCCCCAAAAATTACTGCGGCAGTAGATATTATCGGGAAATTGAATTCTATTATGGGTTCTGATTAGCATCATATTTACAATTTTTATAAATAAAGGCGAATGATTTCATTCGCCTTTATTTTTTGTCTAAGGATATATTATGGAAATCCCGTTAGTGTCGTGTATAATGTTGACTTATAATCGACTAAAACCATTCAAGAAATCTGTTGAATGTTTTCTTAATCAAACATACCCTAATAAAGAACTCATTATAATTAATTCGGGTACTCTTGATTATAAATCTGAAATAGCATATTATATAACATCTCTAGCTGAAAAATCTATTAGAATATATAATACTACTCCTAAATCTATAGGCGAGTTAAGAAATATGGCACTCAATGTTGGTAATGGTGAATACTTTATGGTTTTTGATGATGATGATATCCATCACCCAGAACGTATCGAACGACAAATAGATGTATGTTTGTCATCAAATGTTCAGGGTACGGTATTACGCAATTTTACCGCTATAACAAAACGTGTCATTCTAAAGGATATTAAGAATGATTGTACGATGCTCTCAGGGCTTGAAGGAACGCTCCTTTTCGCTAAAGGTGATGTTAGGTATGCCGATATGAATCAAGGGGAGGATACGAGCTTTATACGAGCTTTAAAGACTAATGGATATACTATAGCTATTATAGACGAACCATACGATATGTATGAATATAATTTTTATGGACGTAATACTGTTAGTAAAGACCATTTTAATAAAATGGTAGAATTAAATACACCATTAAGGAAAACATGAAAACATCAATATATATCCCTTTAACTAAAAATTTTTCGGGAAATTTGAATGAGATAATATCTTTATATAATAAGGGAAGTTTGAAGCCCGATGAAATAATAATAAATGCTTTTGGGGTTGATAACCAAGAATCTTTGGATATTTTACACGACGTACAAAGTAAAAAACATGATAATGTAAAGATTTATGCTCGTAAAGTTGATGGGAATATATCAGAAATATTAAATTATTCCTTGACATTGACGACCGGAAATATTATATTATATCATGATAGTAAAAAACTACCCAGCATTAAACGTGTCGAAATAGTTGAAGATTATTTTGATACTTTTGATATTTTATCGTTGGCGCACACATGGTTTGGTTATGATGTTGTTGATGTTGTTGATATTGATGTTGACAAGATAAAAATGGTGCCATCAAAGTCCATGTATAAGAGATATTTTCCATTTGATAAATTAGAGGATGCATGGGTATATACAAGAACTTACGGACAAGAATTCGGTGTTAGGAATATCGATATGGGATCTTTGTGTGTGAGGCGCGAACTTTTAGAAGATATGCGATGGCACAATTTACACGAAATAGAATTGCATCATGGTTCTAATAATAGTAGCGCATTATATTATGATTTTTGTTTAGAGAGTTTGTATAAATATAACAAATCAAGCATTATAGATGTGCCATTAACTTTTATGAGATAATCAATTGAGGAATTTGTATGGCTAAAAAAATTGCAGTCGTTACAGCGTTAATAGGAGCATATGATAGTCAATTACTAGAGTTTGCATATGATAGGGATAAATATGATTTTATCTGCTATACCAATATGAGTAGACTAACTTCTGATACGTGGGACATACGATATGTTGATGCATTAGAAATCCCTGATAATAATGCTAAATCAGCATATTATTATAAATGGAATCCCCATAAATATCTAGACAAAAACAAATATGATACTATGATATGGATGGATTCGAGTTTCGTTCAAATTGATATTGATAAACTTGGTATTTTTGTTGACAGGTATGATGCTTCGGGCAAATCACTTTTCATTGAAAAACACCCATCACGTAGTTCGCTTCGGGAAGAATTGGAAACTAATTGTCATTTTAATAAAGATGATATCGATATTATGAGGGATCAGGTTTCGGAATATTTTGAAAATGGGTATCCCGACAGTTATACCGTTATGGTTGAAACAGGATTATCAATTAGAAATTACAAAGATAAAAAACTGATAGAATTTAGTGAAGCTATTTGGGGGGAATTGGCACCAGAGTTAAATACTAAACGCGACCAATTGGTATTTGACTATTGTATGTGGAAAGTTGGGTTTGATAGTTATGAATTATTCACCTTTGCAGAAAAGATGGAAGTTGTAGTCTTTTCCGATCACCCACATAGACCCAAACATAAAGAAAAAGTATTACTTATTGGTCCTTGGTTTGGCGAAGAAAAATTTGAAGAGAAATGGGTTAAGTTTGTTGAGAAATATGTATCGAAATACCCTGTAGATAAAGTTATGGTGGGTTGCAGACCAAATAGAGAATCGTTATATTCTAATATTGCTCCTGATAGTTTTATTATCAATAATCCCGAAGGCGAAATAACAGGGAATTTACTAAATAATAATGTTCCATTGTTTAATATCACATCAAATTCGAATAAAGATGTTATGCAGTTAAATTCTTCTACCTCAGAATGTGTTGATAGAAATAAAAAAATACATATTTTGTGGTCAACAGTACGACCAGAGGTGTTTAATACTACATATCAGCATTGGTTGGATACTTGCGAAAATACCGATAATATGGTTCCTCATGTTTTAGTTGATACCGAGGACGATAAAAAGAAGATAACAGTAGTACCACAAGAATGTGTAATTGTCGAGAAACCGCGATTTAAAGGTGTAGCATATCCTAGTTATGTGTTAGCAACATCATTAATCGATACTGATATTAGTGATGATGATATTGTTATTTTCGCCTCAGACGATTTTTTCCCTATGGATAAATGGGATGAAGCATTATATCATGAGTATAACTTTTTTAATGGAGCATTATTAGTTAATGATATGAATAATTTTTTAAATGATAATGGTATTGTTACAATTCCTATATTTGGATATTCAGCATTAAAAACTTTAAATCACGTTATATATCACCCAGTATATAATCATTGTTGGTCAGATAATGAGCTTTATGACAATATAATAAAGTTGGGTATAGCGAAAGATATTAGTAAAACTAAACCCGAAATATGTTTTGAGCACAGACATTTTAGTTTTGGTAAGAGAAAATTAGATTCTAGTGATAATCATAATAATTTAACGTTTTATACTGGTAAAAATATTTGGGAACTACGAAAAGGGCTACCTGTAGATGAACGATTGAAAGTTGATATTGATGGGAAGTTATTATCTATTTTGATATTAACAATACCAGGAAGAGAAAAAAGTTTGAAAAAATTGATGAATATGTTAAAACCTCAGCTAAATGATGAGACAGAAGTTATTATAGAACATGATAATTGTGTTCTTGCTGTTGGTGAAAAACGAAATAACGCTATAGATCGTGCTAAAGGTAGGTATGTGTGTTTTATTGATGATGATGATAGAATATCTGACACATATATTACTGACATATTTGATGTTATTAGTAATACTGATGTAGATTGCTGTGCGTTGAGTGGCGAAATATCAATAGATGGTGGGGTATCACAAAAATTTGTGCATTCATTAAAATATAGTAAATGGTTTGATGAGGGTGATGGTAAGGATAAGGTGTATTATAGAAATCCTAATCATCTTAATGTGATTAAAAGAGAAATAGCTAAACGTATTAGATTTAATGATAAGTTATCTCATGGAGAAGATTCAGACTTTTCAAAACGAGTTTACAGCCATCTGTCAGTTCAAGGTGAAATAGAAAATACATTATATTATTATGATGCAATAAGTAGTAAGTGATCGGTTAATAATTATTTGTGTGGGGTGATGGTTATGGGTGATAAAGTTATAACATATTGTTTGTTTGGTGATAATGGTAGATATTGGTATTGTATTCCGTCTATATTGTATGTGAATAATATTGTTTATCCATCATATAAGACAAAATTGTATATATCAGAGGATGTTGTAAAATCAGCTATATACCCTTTTTTACAAGAGGCATATTCCAATGATTTATTAGAATTAGAAATTATCGATAATAATTATATAGGATTACAACCGACCGTTTGGAGAATGTTTGATGTTTGGGATAATACATGTGATGTTGTATTGACGAGAGATATTGATTCTCTACCTAATACATCAGAAATTAAAAGTTCATTATACTTTGAAACATCGTCTAAATCATTAACAAGCATTAGAAGTAGAATCCCTCATTGGTGGGGAGGGGGGGTATTATATCTTGCAGGGTTGAGTGGGTTCAAACCTTCCGAATTAGGATATATCATAGGTGATATAACATATGATGATTACTATAACGATTATATAAATATTTGGGATGGAGATCAAGTATTATTAAGAAAATTTTTTGGTAATGATAAATATCGATCGTGGCTTGTTGATAATTTTTTAGATTGTTTTATGGGTGAGGCTGAATGTTTTAGTTATGCCGATATTGATGGTATCGATGGTGCCACAATAGATATCGATTTAGGATATATAGACCATAAATTATTATATATATTAGACGATACTGTGAGTTGGGCAGGAGAACCTATATATAATATTGAAGAAATTATGTCATATATGTATTCGATAAATGATGAGGTGTCGGTAAAAATTATAAAATCTATAGATAAATGTGATAATATCGTTAAAAGTTTGTGGGGGGTATGATGATTGATTGTTTGATTTTTTCTAAAGACCGAGCGTGTCAATTAGAATTGTTATTACATAGTATTGGTGATAATTTTAAAGAATTGGGTATCGTTAGTATAATTTATAAAGCGTCTAATAATAAATATAGTGGGGCGTATGATATATTGATATCCGAATATCCAAAACATAATTGGATATTAGAAAATAATTTGGTGTGTGATATGAAATCCGTCGTTAATTCATTTACTACCCCATCATCATTAATATTAGTAGATGATGAGATCGTAATAAATGATTTTGATATCAATTATCTTGATGATGTATCAGATGATGTTCATTGTATATCATTAAGACTGAATCCGAACATTACATATAGCCACACGTCCAACGTCGATTCACCCCGTCCTAATAATTTTATATGTGGTGCAGATTTAAATTCATGGGATTGGTCTGAGGCTGATAATTGCTCTGATTGGGGGTACCCGTCGTGTATCAATTCACATTTATATAGAACGGAATTTCTGAAATATTGGGTTAATAATATGTCGTATCATTCTGTTAATAATTTTGAAGCCATTTGGAATACTCATAGGCATAACTTTCGTCCTATTATGTGCTGTTTTAATGAGTCTAAAACAATAAGTATCGCTAATAATTTAACACAGACAGAATATAATAATAGACATAATAATAATGAAGAATATTCATTAGAAAATTTAAACAATAAATTTTTAGAGGGACATCGGATAGATACAAAAAACATGTATGGAATTGTCAACACTATGGTTACTATGGAGAGAGAATATATATGGACAACAAAATAAATATAATTATACCTGTGTATAATTCTGAAAAATGGATTGGCGAAAATATAGATTCTATATTAAATCAATCATATGGGAATTGGGAAGCAATTATTATAAATGATGCGTCAACAGATAGAACATATGAAATCATTTTAGACAAAGTTAAAGGTAATGAAAAATTCACGGTTATTAATCGTGATGAGAATGTTGGTTCTTTAGCTAATTTGGTACTTGGTACCAATACCTTATGCACTAGCGATGACGATATAATACTAACTGTTGATGGGGATGATTGGCTATACAGCAATACAGTATTAGAATATATTAATAACGTGTATAACAGTGGCAATATATTGGTTACGCATGGATCATACGTACATCTTAGTGATGGTGGTATTGGTGGTTGGAATAGTCAAATCCCAACGACTACAACATATAGAATGTCTGGTCATTGGTGTACATCACATCTCAGAACATATAAGTATATATTGTGGAAAAATATTCGTGAAGACGATTTTATGATTGATGGTGAATATATGAAAAGTGCGGGAGATTTAGCCATTATGTATCCTATAGTTGAGTTGGCTGGGAATGATAGAATTAAATTTATTACCGAGCCGTTATATGTGTATAATGATGTTAATCCGTTATGCGACCATAGAGTGAGTGTTGAGCTTCAACAAAGTATTGCGGGATATATTAGAACTCTACCTACGTATAGAGTATTGGATATTGCATATGATTAAGTTGTTAATATTTGATTTGGATGGAGTACTAATGGAATCCAAAGATACACATTTCGAAGCACTTAATATGGCGTTGAATGATTTCGGATACAGTTCAATAGATTATAGTGAGCATATATCCAAATATGATGGATTACCAACAAAAAATAAACTTGATATAAGAGGTATTCCGTCGGTCGATTGTGTCGATATAAATAACGCTAAACAATTATATACTGTACAGTTACTCGAAAATCATGTCAAATTTGATGAAAATTTGGTTGGTATATTTCAGCGATTGAAAGATGATGGGTATATTATTAATGTCGCGTCTAATGCTATATTACACACTGTTCAATTGATTTTATTTAAACTTGGGGTTATGCGATATGTTGATTATACAATATCTAATGAGGACGTTAAATATGGCAAACCTCATCCCGAAATGTATTTAAAATGTATGTCTAGGGTATATGTTTCTCCATCGGAAACTATGATTATAGAAGATTCATATGTCGGACGAAAAGGGGTATTCAATTCAGGGGCACATTTATGCGCAGTTAATGCGTGTGATGAAGTCACTTACGATAATATAATGTATCACATTAATAAATTCGATGATATTAAACAACAGTGGAAAGGTAACACTATGAATATTCTTATTCCTATGGCGGGGGCTGGTAGTAGATTTACTAACGATGGATATACATTGCCTAAACCTCTCATCGAGGTTCATGGCAAACCAATGATTCAAACGGTAGTCGAAAATATCAATATAGATGCAACATATGTATATGTTGTACAAAAGAGTCATTACGAAAAATATAACCTTGGGCACGTCTTAAATATAATAACTCCTAATTGTAAGGTTGTACAAGTTGATGGTGTAACAGAGGGTGCTGCGTGTACAACTTTATTAGCCAAAGAATATATAAATAACGATGATCAATTATTGATCGCAAATTCTGATCAATGGGTTGAATGGGATAGTTCGGATTTTATGTATTCGATGCAAGGCGACCATATAGATGGGGGAATATTAACATTTAAGAATATTCACCCTAAATGGTCATATGTTAAATTATCTGATGATGGATTTGTGACGGATGTTAGAGAAAAGGAAGTTATATCTAATGATGCGACCGTCGGAATATATCATTGGAAAAGAGGTTCGGATTATGTTAAATATGCCGAACAAATGATCGACAATAATATTCGAGTTAATGACGAATTTTATGTAGCACCCGTATACAATGAAGCCATTGCTGATGGTAAGAAATTCAAATCGTATACTATTGATACTATGTGTGGTTTGGGGACACCAGAAGATTTGGATTATTTTTTAAAACGTAATAAATAAAAAAGAGTGTCTTAACTGTATATGGGTTGAGGAGAATTATATGAAAAATTTAACCATTAGTGATAGGTAATAACAATTCATGAATATATCAAATATTAAAAATTTTTTTAAGGGGTGGTTTATAGGTAATTTCGAACCATCGTTATTTAAAACAAATGATGTTGAAATCGGAATAAAAACATACACTAAAGGTGATTATGAAGATAGTCATCACCATAAAATAGCTACAGAATATACGATTGTTTTAGATGGGACGATTAAAATGAATGGTGTGGTATATGATAAAGATACAATTATCACTATACATCCTAATGAAGCGACAAATTTTGAGGCATTAAGTGATGCTACGTGTATAGTTGTTAAATTGCCTGGTGCTAATAATGATAAATATGAAGATTAATATATGAAATTGATATCGCATAGAGGGAATATTAGTTCTAAAAATCCGCATTTAGAAAATTCAGAAGAATATATTTTGGATGCTATAAATTATGGGTATGATGTGGAGATAGATGTGTGGTATAATAGTGCTACGAATAAATGGCATTTAGGTCATGATTATCCGCAATATATCGTGGATATCGAATTTATATTAAATAATAAAGATTATTTGTGGATACATGCCAAAAATCCTGATGCGTTTATAGTATTATCGGAAGAATATCCATATTTAAACTATTTTTGTCATACGGTAGAAGATTATGTATTCACCTCTCGCAACATTATTTGGACTTATCCGGGGAAACCGATAATAAAAAAATCGATAGTTGTTATGCCAGAAATATGTGAATACACGACAAATGATATGTTAAATGCTGTCGGCATATGTAGTGATCATATCATCGAATATATAAATATATAATAAACAAACGGATGTTGGTTATGGGTGATGTTAATTTTGGTGATTTTATTGATGTTAATAAGAAGATATTAAGTGGTGAGCTTTTTGATAATTTTAAAAGGAATCCTGTATATTTTGCTATATTAGAGCATGTGTCACACGAACAAGGGCTAGATTATTTGCAATATATACGAAACGAATATCCGCATTTGTTGGATGTAGAGTTTATTGAACGATGTAAGGAAAATGATTCTATTGGTAATCCTTATGTGAGTCAATTTGATGATTTTGGGATGATCTCGGCGACAATATTTCGATATATTAAAGTGATGGGAGATATTGAAAAACTGATTGGAAGTCTTGATGGTTTAAATATTATAGAAATAGGTGCGGGTAATGGGGGACAGTGTAGTATTATTTCTAAATATTTCGATTACAAGTCATACACCCTTGTAGATCTTGATGATGTTGTATCAGTTCAAAAGAAATGTTTGGATATACTAAGCGTTCCTAATGTCCATATAAAAACTATTAATGATTTGTCGCCAAATGATTCGTATGATTTAGTTATTTCTAATTATGCGTTTTCGGAATGTCCTGCGCACGTTAAGCGTATATATACGGATAATATATTATATAATTCGATTAACGGTTATATAACGATGAATATGGAAAATGTTATACCGTATAAGAATAAATTAATTGCCGATTTACGCAACAAATCGTATACAATATTAGATGAAATACCTAAAACTGCTAACGATAATTATATTTTTACGTGGGGCGAGAGTGATAAATAATATAGGGGGATATGATGGATTTTACATTTGGGATCGTTACGGGTGGTGGATCTGAATCAACAATTAATATTATAATAGATACCATTGAGCGACAATGTATACCTAATTATGAAGTTATTGTAGTTGGTTCGTGTAATATTGTGCGACGAAATACCACAGTCATCCCGTTTAACGAGCATATTAAGCCGTTGTGGATAACAAAAAAGAAAAATATAATCACAGAAAATGCTATATATAATAATGTTGTATATATGCACGATTATATTATATTTCAAGATGGATGGTATGATGGATTTTTAGAATATGGTGATGAATGGCACGTTTGTATGAATAAAATTATTAATAACGATGGTAATCGTTTTAGAGATTGGACATTGTGTGTCGAGGATTGTGGTGAGTTTAACATCACCCATTATAATCTTCTTTTGCCATATGATGAAACGCGATTTAGTAAGTATATGTATATTTCGGGATCTTATTGGGTTGCTAAAAAAAATATTATGCAAGAATTTCCGCTTAATGAAGATTTAGTTTGGGCGCAAGGAGAAGATTTAGTTTGGTCGAAATTGGTTAGAGATAAATATGATTTTAATATGAACATACATTCGTCAGTTTTTTTATTAAAACAAAAAGACCCAGTTTTTTGTGAAATGTCCGAACAAGACATATACAACATTAATGAATTTATATAAATAATACTATATAAAGCAATATTTTGGAGTTACGATGGCATTCGAAAAAAACTGGCGACAGCGTAGGATTATACATAGAACGCCTGGTGGTAAGATGACTAGGGTTAAAATTTCTAGTCTTCCTGCTCCTGAGCAACAAAAATATAATCCTAATAGGTATAAGCGTACTGGTGCTGATACCCTGATGAGTCCTGATGATTACGATCAACTCCAAAAGCGTGCTGTTGAATCTGGTCATATTTTTGATTTTTATATCCAATTATCGGATATTAGCGAATTAGATGCTATTGAAGATGGTACATTGGTATTAGCAATAACTGATGGCACAAAAGTTGATGAGATATTTAATAATAATATGAATTTTGTTAAATTGAAAACCGTGCCAATGGATGCTGTTAAAAAAATTGCTATTTCGTCTGATCCTGATAACTTTGATTATAGTGATTTAGGAAATGCCGAATTTGAAGATGTTGGTGATTTAGAGGGTAACGAAAAGTACGAAAAAATAAAATTCAACGATGTTGGATTATATCAAATTGATATAGCACCATATCTTGAGTATGTTGAAGTGGTGCTTGATGAGCCAATAGATTCTGATTCTGATGATGACGATGATAATGGTATAGAAGAAGGATTTTATAACTTTTATTATAGAGGAGAATAACATGAAATATTCACTTTTAGAGAATGCAAATAAATTTATGGGCAGATCAGTGTATGAACAAACTGATTTAGAAGCTAAAACAGAAGAAATCACTGAAATGATTGGTGATGGAGAAGAAGTAACTATCGGGCTTGATGGTGGTGGTGGTCTTGAAGGTATCGAGCGTATTGATGGCGAAGAGCTTGAAGGTGAAGAGGAAGAGATTCCAATGATTACTGTAGAAGATGCTACACGAGCTATTCAACTTGTACTTGATGGTGAAGCTGAAACTGCTGAGGAAGCATTAGCAATGGTTGAACCAACTGAAGAAGGTGAGGGTGACGAGCTTGAAGGTGAAGAAGTTGGGGAAATGGAATACGAAGAAGAAAGCGTAGATCCGATAGCTGATGCGGCAGAAGGTGCTGAAGAAGTCGAAGAAGAAGTTGAAGTTGAAGGTTGCGGAGATAAATCTGAAGAACAAGAAGAAGAAGAAGAAAAAACTTATGGCGAAAGTCATAGTAAGTTCTTAAAATTTTCAGAAAAATATTTAAGTTAAGCTATTGACTTTTTAGAATATAATGATTATATTATAAAGCACCTGTGATACATGGGTGCTTTTTTACAATTAAAAAGGTGTATTATGAGATTTTCAGAACATTTTAATGATATTTCGGATATTAAAAACGAATCAAAATCCACAGATATGATGGCAACAACTATTTATGGTGATACAGATTCTATTAATGAGTATGTGTCAGAGTCAGTAGATAATTCTATACAGTTTTGGTCATTAACAGAGGGTAAAGATTCTTTACCTGTAACACTTCATAAGGTGTTATATATTAATGGTGTTAATGAAGACACAACTGATTTGTATAGTAATACTCGTTATGTTGGGTATGCTGTAGAAAATGGGTATGAAAATATTATAGTCGAAAATTCTGAAGAGTCATATTGCATAACTATCAAGTTTGATGAAAGTTCATACGATGTTGATGGTTATTTGACAGAAGCAAAGAAACGGACAGGTCGATTGGCTGGTGTCAAAATTTCTAAAGAAAAACGAGCTGAGATCAAAAAAGGTAAAACTGTAGAGAAAAAACATAAAACATTAGGAAAATCTACAACAACAAAAAGACCTAAGAAATCTCCACCAAAAGGTATGAAAGTTGACATTATGTTAGCTAATACCGGAAGATTGTCGCCTGATCGTGTTGAGCGAGCTATGAAAAAGGTTCGTAAACAACCACCAAAGATTACGGGTGTTAAAGAAATTCAAGGTGAAAAGTACTTTCGTGCAGAATATAATTTCAAGTCAATCGATTCTAATGATAGGCAGATAGGATATGCTGATGTTAGTCAAGACAAAAAGTTTTGTCAAGAGTTATTTTGTTCTTGTTCTGATTTCTTTTATAGATTGTATGCTCCGTATGTTGCGGCGGGATTATCAACATGGAATGTGCCATCAAAATTTAAATCTAAACAATCAGGTAATGTTAAAAAGGCTCCACACAATCATAAGTGGACAATAGATACTAATCCTGAAGGTAAGCTATTTCTATGTAAACATCTTTGGGGATTCTTAGCATACTATGTTGCTGGTAATGCTGGTAGTGTTGAGCTTAGTGATGAAGACATTGATGATATTGTAGATGAGTATTTTGGTGATCTTGATGGTGATGCTGATGAAGAACCTATTGATACAGAATTCAAAAAGGCTTTTGGTAAATTATACGTTGGGCAACAAGGTAAAGATATTGATCATTTTGAAAAACCTGAAGATGTTAAAAAGGGTGAAAAACGAGTGTTCTATCAATTACCAACAGACAAGAAAAAAGATGAAGAAGAACCCGAAGAAGATATTGAAGATATTGAAAATAAAGAATAGAGGTATTATGTCTAGTTTATGTGATAGTTGCAAACGCGATCTGGGTGGTAACACTTGCTTTATACCATCAGATAAGGATGGATTTTCTGAATGGAAGAAACATCGAGAAGTATTGAATGATGATGGTGGGTGTGATCATTATGATTGTATTATGTTTAAGGATAAATTAAAAAAGTTTGTTGGAAAACCATACCATAAAACGAAATATATTTTAGATGGCATTCATTCATTCTTTAAGTTTAAGGTTTTTGGGCGAATTAAGTATGGGTTTGACAGAAGAGATTGTTGGAATCTTTGTGATTCTGTAGCGACACACACACTACCTCGATTAAGAAAATTTATTGATGACGAACCAATGGGTGCCCCATCATGTTTAACAAATAAAGATTATATTGTTGATAATGATTTGGCACAGTATTTTGATGGCGAACTCAAAGATGAGTGGTTCGAAGAAGATACTTATGATATTGATGAATCTACTAAGGCTTGGGTTAATATATTAGAAAAGATATATTATAGTCTTGATTATTCTGCTAATCAATGGGAAGATAGATTTAGTATGTATATTGTTGATGAGTTTGGTGATAGGGTTATAGATAGGGAAAAATATGATGTCATGTGTCAGAATGTATCTGAGGGTTTTCGGTTATGGGGAATGTTTTTTATGCATTTATGGGATTAGCTATTGACAAATGAGTTTTAATATGGTATATTAGGAGGAGATAAATTATTATCTCCTTTTTTAGTGGGATCAAAATGAAAAAAATAGGTTTAGATATTCATGGGGTTATAGACTTTGACCCTAAGTTCTTCTCAGACATATCTAGGAAGCTCGTAGCGGACGGTAATGAAGTTCATATTATCACAGGAGCATCTGAGGACGAAACACTCTTAAATCACCTCTCAAAGCTTGGTATAGCATTCACACATTTCTTCTCGATAGTTGATTGGGCTGAAAGTATAGGTGCTACTATTGAATGGACAGATAATGGTCCAATACTCGATGATGGTATATGGGATATGGCTAAAGCTAGATACTGTCATATTAATAAGATTGATACACATATTGATGATACACCTAGATATGGTGAACACTTTGAAGATATATCGACCAGATTCATATTATATGATCACGGGTCGATGAGCATTAATAATAAAGTGAAGTCTATTATAGCTTCTGTTGGTGAGTGCGAAAATTATCCTTGTGATAAATCGTGTCCGCAATATCTATTATATAAAGATACTGTGCGTGGTGTTATTATGAAATCTGAAATGGCACAGTTTATGAAAAATGAGTTGTTGCACACATATGATCGTCAGGGATCTATCAGTGGTACGGTGGATAAGTGTATCAACGATCTTGTTGAATCTATTTTTGAGGAACTGATATAATGAGTAGAATGTTTTTGACAGGGGATCTTCATGGTAGTATTGATATTACCCCAACACTAAACACAAAATTATTCCCTGAACAAAAAGACTTGACGAAAGAAGATTATCTTATAGTGTTAGGGGATTTTGGTTTACTATGGGATAATGGGGAATCTAAAAAAGATGAACTACATTGGGTGGAATGGTTATCATCTAGAAACTATACGACTATTGTTGTTCTAGGCAATCATGAAAATTATGAGCGAATATTTGAATTACCAAAAGTTGAAATGTTTGGTGGGGAAGTGTGGAAATACACAGATTCGATTTTCATACTTCAGCGCGGCAAAGTTTATATGATTAATGGGAAATTGTTCTTTACTATGGGTGGGGCGGAGTCTATAGATAAAAATGTTCGGAGAGCACATATAAATTGGTGGAAAGAAGAAATACCATCACATGAAGAATTTGAAAGTGGATTAGCCCATTTGTATGCGTGTGATAATAAAGTTGATTATGTGCTAACTCACACAGCACCAAAGCGTATTATCACTCAGTATGTGAATACTATAAGAGATAATTACTTTAAGGAATTTGGTTCACCAGAAGGTTGGTATGATCGTATCGCTGATGAGTATGTTGATACCGAATTTTACGACGCTAAGAAAGATGCTGTTAGTGATTATTTGGAAGAAGTGTTTTTTGGAAATAGTATGCTTATATTCAAAAGACATTTCTTTGGACATATGCACGATAATTGGACATCGAAAGATGGTAAACATATAATGTTGTATCGCAAAGTTATGGAGTTAAAATTATAATGGATCAAAAAGAAAAACAAGAAAACGTTAAGAACATGTTTAAAGATTTGGGAGAGATACTTATGCGTATGTCTGACTCATCATTAAAAGTTGAATATAGTAAATTTTTACATTCGTTGACTTCTGGTACTGTTCCATTGGAAATGATATTATGGTCGATAGAAAGTAAGATTAAGCGTGCCCAAGAATCTAAAAACACATCCTCCGATGTTGTATCGAAACAAGTTGTAGCTTTTTGGAAGCGCATAAAAGAAACAATTGTAGATACATATGAAACTAATAAGGAAGTGTGAGGGTATATTAATGGCTAAGAATAAAATTGAAGATACTTTTACTCATAAATTTTCACCAAAATTTAATGAGCAAGAAAAGTTTATTGAAGATAATCTCTTATATGAGATCATCGCGGGTAGTTTTGCTTATGGTGTGAATAATGAGGATTCGGACTACGATATCGTGTCGATTTTTATGGATAAGCACAGCGACCTATATCCACAGAATTACGGCTATGTTTTAGGTTTTGATACACAGACAGGTAGATTGGAAAACAAGGAGCTTAAAGGTACGCAAAACCGCATTATTCATAAAGGTAGAGAGGTCGAAGCCGAGTGGAGAGCATTAACTCGCTTTTTCTATCTAGCGGCACTAAAAGGATCACCAAATTTAGTTGAGACACTTTTTGTTCGTAAACAGAACATTAAATATATTCATCCGGCTTTTTATGAAATTAAAGATAATGCATCTAAGTTTATTAGTATGAGGAGTTTTCATGCTTTTAAAGGGTATATGCATTCGCAGTTTCATAGAATTAAAGCTAATGTTGATAGAGGTAAAACTGATAACCCTAAGAGACAGTTTATGCTTGATGAGTATGGCTACGATTGTTATTCCGAAGATACCGAATTTTTAACTAATAATGGTTGGAAATTATATGATGATGTAGGTGTTAGTGATAAATTATGTACAGTTGATAGTGAGGGTGTTTCAGAATTTCAATATTATACTAATAAGATAATAAAAAGTAGTGATATAATATATCATTTAAAATCACGGTATAGTGAATGTAAAGTTACAGGTAAACACAATATGCTTGTGTCAGAATGTCATCGTGGTAAGCGATCATATGCGTATGATCATGACGATTCTAAGTGGGAATTAATCCCTATGACAGAATGTTATACTAGACGTAGGAGTTGGTATCATATAAAAAATGTGTTTACTAATAATAATAATAATAGTGTTGATGTCCCTTACACCGAGGATGATTTTTTAATTTTAATTGGGTTATATCTATCTGATGGTACGATGGGGTTTCGTGATGGCGCGGTTAAAGACATTAGAATAGTACAGACATCTAACGGTAAACAAGAAGTATTTGATATTATGGATAATATGCCAGAGTCTTATGGATTTAAAAAATATACATATGGTAGAGTTATTGATGGGAGGAACGTGTTAGAAACTATATGGTCAACTCATAATGATGCCATACGTTGTCATATAAAAGATTGTTGGGGATATAGTGTACACAAATCTTATCCTATATTTGTGCTGAATATGTCTAGTCATGATAGCAGACTTATCAGAAAGGGTATGTTTTTGGGGGATGGGTCGATTAATAAATATGGGAGGGAAATATATTATAGTACATTAAAATCATTAGCTGATTTGTATCAATTGCTATCTATACAGTGTGGGTGTGAATCTAATATATTGGAACCTTACACACAGAACACTAATTATGCTAGTAAACCAACAATAATGTATCAGGTGTTAACAAATATTGAAGAATATACTCCTATGGCTGTGTGTATTAGTGATAAAAATAAAAATAGTAGTGTTGTTATCGAACCATATAATGGGAATGTCGTGTGTTTCGAGGTTCCTAATAATACACTTGTTACGAGATTAAATGGAAAAGTTGCGATACAAGGTAATTGTAAAATGTCGTATCACATCCTCCGTCTTATCGACATCCTTATGCAGATGCTTGATGGTCAGACTGAATTAGATCTTATGCGTAATAAAGACGCGTGTAAGGCTATGCGTAATGGCGAGTGGGGTACTTGGGAAGATTTTTGTAAGTACACAACAGAAAAATTTAATTATTTAGATAACAGGGCGGGTGATTGTAAATTGCCTACTAGACCTCGAATTGACGAATTGAGAAATATTCTAAATAATACTATTGAGGAATGGTACGGAACCGATACAGGTCAAGTTGTTAAACAAAGAGAATTTGTTAGTGCTGATGATGTGTACGAGAAATTATCATATTTAGAAAAATTAATTAAAGTATCTTAGATAGGAGCTATCTTTTGGGTAAGACAATCAGAAATTATAGTAATGATGGTATGAAAAGAATCAAGAAAATTACACCAAGATCTAAAAATAAAAAAAATATTGGTGATAATTTAGGTGACAATTGCGAGATAAATAATTTAGACTATCAATATACTTTAGATGCTGATTGTGAGTTATATAATAATGAGTGAATAAATTTTAAACCCTTAACGGGGGAACAATTATGTGTAATAAAGAAAATGATTCTAATCAAAAGAATTTTATGGAAATACAACTACGCAGAATTGATGTTGATAAGTGGTGTCAGGGTGAACGACAAAGTTACGACCCTGGCGAATCTTACGTTATGGATTGGGTTTATAATAATGCTATAAAATTTAGAGATGAATGGAATGTGTCTTGTTGCAAGACTTGTGAAAAACATCGAGAATGTGGGTTTCGAGCATTATATGTGTGTGAATATTATATTGAACGGACGATACATGAAAAAAATACTATGTCTTAGTGGTGGGGGTGTTCGTGGCGTGGCACAAGTAGAAGTACTTAAAATGTTGGAAATAAGTTATGGCAAACCTCTTCATGAAGTTTATGATTTAGTTATAGGGTCGTCCGTTGGGGCAATAAATGCTTCAGCGATAGCTTCAGGTAATATATCTATGACAGATTTATTAGAAAAATACCCGCTAATGATCGAAAAAATATTTAAAAAACGAGGGCTTTTCAAAAAACCGAAATATGATAGAAATAATTTTAGAAAAGAATGGTCTAATATTTCTGAAGACATAACTTTTGGGGAAGTAAAAACCAAATTAATGATGACTACTGTTGACTTAGTTAGTGACACTAATATATTTTATAAGAGTTGGCGTGATGATAATAAAAATATTGGGTTAGTTGATTTAATAGAACGTTCTTTTGCTGCCCCATTATATTTTGGTCAAATAAATGATCATGTTAATCAGTTGGTGTATAGTGATGGGGGTATAGGTAATGCTAATTTCCCATTAAATGAAGCCAAATTACAAGCGGAAATGTTTGGGTGGTATTCTGATGGTGAAGAATTAGAAATTCATGCAGTAGGAACGCTTTATGATGGGTATACACCGTCATTTAGTAAAGTATCTAAAGGTAGATGGCTTACACAGGTGATCGATTACATGAAGCCTTCTAGTGGGGGTTTAGCTAGAGCACAGAGCAGATTGGATCAATTACGAATGATGGAATATATATGTAATCGTGTACCTAATATAAAATTTAAATATTGGGATGCCCCATCTGATAGTAAACAATTAAAACTTGATGGTGTTAAATATATAGATTATTACAAACAGCTCGGAAAACAAATGGCGATACAGCCAATTATATCTTATAATTGAGGAGATTTTATGATAGAACGGTCAGTAGGAAAACCACAAAAATTGAAAAAGAAATTTTGTGTATTTCCAAAATGTGGTGTAGAGTTCATTGGCAGAGGTAAAGCTAAATATTGTGATGAACACCGAAAGGCTAAATATCGAAAAGAACTATATAAGCAGAATGATAATAAAGGTGAAGGTATTATCAATATAGATCATAATGAACTTTATGCTAAAGATATAACTAGAACTTGTGGGCTTGATGGGTGCGACGAAGAGTATACAATAACATTAATACCAAGATTATTCGAATATTCTAATTATTGTGAAAATCATAGAAATCCGTATAAACGGGAAAGATTTGTTGAGGCTGAGGACGAATGATCCATAAGATTATATCAGGCGGACAGTTTGGTGCGGATTTAGCTGGTCTTAAAGTTGCTATGGATTTAGGATTACAAACAGGTGGTATGGTCCCAAATGGTTGGAAAACTAAATTTGGGGCTAAACCACAACTAGCTAAATTAGGGCTAATAGAACACCCTACTAGCGACAAATACGCACCAAGAACTAATTGGAATGCTAAGAATTCTGATGCTACAATCAGATTTGCGTTCAATTTCAATAGTGCTGGTGAGTTATGCACACTAAAAGCTATAAATAAATATGATAAACCTCATTTTGATGTCAATTTAAATGAGGTTATCACCGGGAATAATTTATATACTTTAGATGTGGTAGAATTTCTTCATGAGAACAATGTCACGATATTAAATGTAGCGGGTAATTGTGGTGATACTGAAATAGAATCCAAAAAAATTTATAAATTGGTTAGGAAATATCTCAAAAAATATATTGAAATGTACCATTTACAATACCCGACAGAAGATGATTGGGATATTGCTAGTATTTAGGGGTTTATTATGAATGCGAATTATTATATTAATAAATATAATTTTCCTAATTTTGATGTTGATGATTATTTTGATATACGGGAAAATATCGTGTTAGATTTTAAGGTGTGTTTGGGTGTGCCTAATAGGATGACATTTAAACATTTCGAACAGTGTGTGTATAGTGTTATGATACTCATAGATAAATTAGCTGAAATGACAAATGGTAAATTCAATTCTAATTTATTATGGCAAAATATGTTTGGGATTACTATTTCATCAATAGGCATAAAATATTTTTCATCGAGTTGTCATCACAAACGATTTTTAGATCTTATGTATTTTTATGCAGAAGAAAATATTGAGAGACGCAAAATTATGGCTAATGAGGTTGTAGCCCAAAAATTAGATCCTAGTGATAAGAAATTGCTATTATTTATGGGTTTAGGTTTCCCATACACAAAAAACCAATTAAAAAAGCGGTTTAGAAAACTCGCTATTGCATTTCACCCAGATAAGTCGAGTGGGGATACCACTAAATTTATATATTTGAAACAGTGCTTTGAGGCACTAAATAAAAACTTTTAAGGAGTTGTTTATGAAAAAAGGATTGACCGAAATTGTGTGTGTGCTTGATCGTTCGGGATCTATGGGTATGATTATGGATGATGCTATTGGTGGTATAAATTCATTCATCAAAGGACAAAAAGAGTTGGATGGGGATGCTAATATTACTGTGGCATTATTTGATTCTGATTATGAAGTTATACATGAGAGTGTTGACATCAAAAATGTTGAGAAAATAACTCCTAGCATTTATTTTCCTAGGGGTACAACGGCACTGAATGATGCTATAGGTATGTCTGTTAGTAATCTTGGTAAAAGGCTTCAAAATACCCCTGAAAGCGACAGACCTGAAAAGGTTATTATCGCAATTCTTACTGATGGGTATGAAAATGCTAGTATGGAGTATAATGCTAATCAAGTTAAAGAAATGGTGAAACACCAAGAAGATAAATATAATTGGCAGTTTATGTATTTGGCGGCAAATCAGGACGCTGTGGCTACAGGACAAACACTAGGTATGTCTCAGCACAATAGTATTAATTTTGGCGCAACTTCTATTGGAACTAAAACAGCATTTGCTAATATGAATTTATATTCATCAACGGTTAGATGTGCTAGTTCAGTAGATAGTAATACTATGAAGAGTTATACAGCTCTTACCGAAGATGATATTAAATAACTCTTGACTTTTAGTTTGATATATTGTATATTAGGGGTAGAATTAATTCTACCCCTTTTTTAATTAAGGATATATAATGGTAATCACCCCAAAAAATTGTCTAGATCTTGAAATTGATGTAAACTTTCCTAACATAGTATATGGATTGAAAAAAACCTTACTCGATATAACTGAGGTTAAAGGTATAACTGTTGATGATCAGTCTCGTAAGACTGTCACGAGCAAAATATTTAAGCGCATCCATTCGTTCATCAAAATATCTAAAAACGATTACATGCTTAATTTTGACGATATAATCACTTATCTAGATAATGTCAACTATGTTAACAAAACAGCGTTACCATTGATATATAAGGCTGTGACAGGCGAAGATATACCACCTATTGTGTTAGAAATGCACTTAATGAAGAAGTTTGTTAGTGATGGACAGCGATCTCTTTATAACGACGAAAAACCATTTTTTAAAACTCACTATCAGGCTAATGGGTATTTTCTTAGAGCACCATCATTTTCGGGTTCGTCTGTTGTTGATGTTGATGACATGAAAATGTACCATAGTATTCAGAAGTTTAAAACTAAATTTAACGACTTGATTCAATATCTTGATTCTAAAGGAGATATCGTCCCTATTGGGGATCATTATTTTATGTCTAGAAGAGCATTCGAAGCCGAGAGATATATTTTAGATCAGGTTGATACTCAAATTCAGCCTCTTGTTAAGAATAACTTCCCTTGTGTTATTGATCCAAAATTTTCTGATGAACAGCAAAAGTCTATTCGGGGGGTATTAACATCAACCGAAAAAATAAATTGTCTTACTGGTCCTGCTGGTAGTGGTAAATCTTTGGTGATATCTAGTATTGTTGATAATGCGTTTGCCGCAGGAAAGAGTATTATAGCGTGTAGCTTCACAGGGAAAGCCGCGTCTCGTATGGAGCAATCTGAGGTAGACATCAATAAGCTATTGTTCCCACCAAAAACCATTCATAGTACAATGGGGACACTCAAAGGGCTACTTAGTACATCGGTAGACTTAGTAATCATTGATGAAGCATCAACCGTGAATGATGAACTGTTCCAAGAATTTATTACTGTACTGAGTAAAAATGCAACATTAGACAAACTTAAATTTATTTTTGTGGGTGATAAGAATCAGCTTCCTCCTATTGGTGGTGGTCAAATCTTCGAGGACATTTTGAATCTCAATATTTACCCTGTATATACACTCACAAAGATTTTCCGTACAACGGATCCAGCGATGTTGGATCTATATAATGATGTGTTAAAGTGTAAAGTCAATTTTAATACAGCAAAACACAAGAAGTTTTTTACGGGATATAACCCTGATGTTGTGGGGGACTTCCTTACCCGAATAGTTAACAATTTGTTCGCTAAGGATGCATTTTGGTTTAAAAATAATAAATGTGTTATTTTGGCACACACAAATAAATATATTGATTATATAAATTATTTGTGTTATAAACATATAACAGGTAAATTTATAGAGTTTTATGAATATACCTTTGATGATCATCCTGATGATATTGAACCAGAATGGTCGCCACTACCTTGTTTTTGGGTTGGTGCTAAAATAGTATTCACCAAGAATGATGGTATCGATGTTGAGGAAAATGATGGGATTGTGCGTGTTACAAATGGCACAGTAGGGGAGATCACAGGATTTATGGGTACTCTTGCTATTATTAAAAATTATGATGATGGTAGCACATTTTATATTGATGGTGATTATGATACGATTAAACTAGCGTATGCTTTGACTGTGTACAAATCACAGGGGTCTGAGGCTCAGTATATTATGTATGTGCATAGTAACCATATATATGAGACAAAACGACTAGCATACACTGCTATGACTCGTGCGAAGAAAAATATTAAAATATATACACCTGCATACGGATTCAAATTATCTTTAGATGTTGGTCGATTCACAAATATAAATTCTAAATAACTCTTGACTTATCATATAACATTAGGTTATATTATACTTATCATTTAGAATGGAGATAATTATGGATAAAAATACATTTTTTACAAAAGAAGAATTTGCGGAACTACAGACTGAAATTGATGATGGGTATATTAATGTTAATAAGCACCCATTATTTCCGTTATACATATACAACTATAGTAAGTCTGCACAGTACGATTGGTATTGGAGTAAGTATACTACTATGTGTCGGGGTTTGATTCTTGACGAGGATGGATGTTTAGTAGCTAAAGGCTTTGATAAGTTTTTTACTGATGATCAGTTAAAGGATAAAGGTCTTGGTGATACTATCCCTACGACCGAACCATTTGAAATTCAGGACAAAGCGGACGGATCTTTAGGTGTTATGTATTTTTGGGAAGGCACACACTATATGGCTACTCGTGGTTCATTTGAATCCGAAATGGCTATAGAAGCTAACAAGTGGCTTCGTGATATGTATGGTCATATTTGTTTTGATTATGAGTATACATATATGTTTGAGATTATTTATCCTGAGAACAAAATCGTTATCGATTATGGTACTGAACGAAAATTAGTACTTCTTGCGATCATGGATAATAGCACACTAAAAGAACTAGACATTTATGATTCTGAGTTTGATTACATAGAAACACAGGGATTAGAACGTGTTCAGAGATTTGATGGTGTTAAAGATTGGAAACAGATTATGTCCATGTATGACGGGGATAATAGAGAAGGATTTGTTGTACATTTTCTTGAGTCTAATTTTCGTGTTAAAATGAAATATGAATGGTATAAAAATCTTGCTTATATTATGCAGTACTTTACTAAGCGTTCTATTTGGAAGATGATCAGAGATGGTAAGGATATGGAAAAAATTCTATCGGATATTGATGATGAATACTATGATATGGTAAAAGATTATGTTGATGAGCTTTGGGTTGAATATAATGTATTACTTAGCAAGGGTGTTCATGATAACACTATGCATGACTTGTTTGTGACTACTATTTATGGTAGGGATTATACACAGAAGGATTTTGCTGTGGAGCTTAAAGAAAAATCAACTCAGTGGGATTTCGGTTTGATTATGGCGTTACATAATAATCGAGACCCTTTTAGACAATTATGGCAGAAGATTGAACCTAAAGCATCAAATTTAAACTAAATACAAAATATCTAAATATTGCTGATATAATTATAATATTAGACCCCTCAATATTTAATGGAGAATAGTTAATGGAATTACCACTTTTTAGTGATTTGGGTGAATATCAATGTTCTGATACAGATATTGGCGATGTTGTAGTTTTCCATGAATACTGCGAAATGTATCAGTATGAGTGTGGTAGATCTTTTGTGGAAATTTGTAAAGATTTAGGACTGGATAAAAAGGACGATATACAAATTAGTTTACTGTAGGTTTTATGTCAAATGTGTTCGGAGAATTAAGAAAATTACCTTGTTGGTATTGTAAATATTATTATAGTATTACACCTGATTGTTTGAAGCGAAGTTTAGACGTAGATGGTGATGGTGAATACCCTATTTGCGAAAATATATCCTTTGATATGGAAAAAGTATTAGAGGGTATTGACGACTATTATAATTATTTAAATTCTATAAAAAAATAAAAAAAACGTAAAAACTATTGACTTATAATATTATAATATGTATATTATAGTGTAATGTTATAATTTCCTTATTATTGGAGTGTTTATGCGAGATATGATTATGTACGTGCGGGATAAGAAGAATAATCCTGTTGGGGTGTTTGTTTTCCAACAAATAGATGAAACTATTGGCACAAAACCTGTTGTTTGTGTTGGGTGGTCTAAAGCTAACCGCAATCACGAAAAGTTCGATAAAGCATTTGGTAAAACAGTGGCTCGAACTCGATCAGATAAAGCTATAAATTGGGTTTCTAAAGCTAACAACGAAACCGATATTGGTAGTACTGTTGTTGATTCAGAACATTTTAAAGCTACTACAAAAACGGTTCCTTATGTTGTGAAAAATGATTTGAATATTCATTTAAATAAAGCTAAAATCTCTCTAGGTATACACGAAGAAACTATTTTTGTGTTTCCTATTATCGAAGAATTTGCTGAACTACAAGATTGTTTTAGTTCTGATGCAAAACCAAAACTCCATAGAAAAACTAGATATAGCAAAATTATACACTAATTGGTGGTCAATATGATGATATGTTCTCGATGTGGCGGAAAACGCTTCCATAAGAAAGGATTTGAAAACGGTGTACAGAAATATAGATGTATTTCAATAGTTGATGATGGGTCTGTGTGTGGTAGTAGAGTACAACCGATATTTATATCAGATGAGGAAGAATCTGAATTAGTAGATATTATACAAGAAAATACATCTTTAGCTAAAAAAATTCAAAAATCTCAAGATAAAAATCGGATAGAACGAAAATCTTTTAGAGAAAATACTAGAGTTGAGAATGCTGTAATAGAATATGTTAAAGAACTCCGAAATGTTATTACCGAAAATCCGCTGACAATAGATACCAAATGTTTTGAACATGGTGGTGTTGATATGAAAGGTGTCGGTATTGTTCATCTATCAGATTTACATTTTAATGAGTTAGTTGATATCGTTGGTAATAAGTATGATTTTAAAGTAGCATCTACTCGTTTAAAGATGTTTGCTAATAAAGTTATGTCGGCATTTAAGCATAGATCTATAAAACAAGTGTATATTATATTCACTGGTGATATGCTTAATTCTGATAGACGGGTAGATGAATTATTATCTATGGCTACCAATAGGGCTAATGCGACATTCATAGCGGTTAAAATTTTATCTCAATTTATTATAGATTTTTCTATGAAATTTGATGTTAATGTTTTATCTGTTACTGGTAATGAAAGTAGAATACGGGAAGATTATACCCAATTAGATTCTATGGCGACGGATAATTTCGATTTCATGATTTATGAAATGCTAAAATTATATCTAGGTGATGGTTTACCTGCAATTAACTTTATTTCGGGTAATACATTTGAATATATTTTATCTATTAATGCTACAAACATATTAGTTGTTCATGGTCATAGATTAGGTAAAATGGGTCATACTGATATAAGTAAGGCGATTGCTAAGTGGGCTAAAAAAGGTGTTATTATTCATACGGTTATGTGTGGTCATTTACACGAAGCTAATATAACGGATACACTTTTACGTTCAGGTTCACTTGTGGGTAATAATGCTTATGCTGATGTAGGACTCAACCTTCATAGTTGGGCTTCACAGAACTATTATGTTGTTGATAAATACGGAGCTATAGATGCTACCAAAGTGGATTTACAGCGTATTTGTGAGGATTGTCCTTCGTATGATATTGGGGAAGATTTAGATGCGTATAATGCTAAATCGATAAATAAATTGAAAGATACTACAAATATATTAAAAATTGTCGTTTAATGGAGGCGTTATGTCATTAAGACCTATGTATGATAATGTTATTATCATTCCTCATAAAGCTGAGGAGCTGACTTCGGGAGGGTTATATATATCTAACCCAGACCATGCAAAACAATATGCTGAGGGCGAAGTTGTCGCTATCGGTGATGGTTATATTCAAAAAGATGGTACAGTTAGACCGCTTAAGGTTAAACTTGGTGATATTGTCATTTATAGAAAAATGGTTGAAGTTGATATTTCTGATGCTATTGAAGAACGGTATCTTATTTCCGAGGGCACAATCCTAGCGGTTAAAGAAAGTTAATAATAATGGGAGACTAATCTCCCATTATTTTTGGGGGAAACTTGGGACAAAAAATAAGTTTTATCATTATGTTGGTAATTACTACAATATGTGCCAACTATTCATTTTATAATATGGATGATGAAATATATTTATATTGCTTTGATGCAGATGGATGTTCATTTGTGTATAAGTATGATGAGATGATCATAAAGAGTGATACTACAACTATTTTTTATAATGCTATTCCGTTTGTTTTGAAACACGAGGGTGATAGATTCGTTAACGACCCACACATCAAAGAAGTTTCTCGTAGAGGTATAACCTTACATACATATAGAGCTTTTTATGGTTATGGGAATAATGAATCCATTAAAAAATTATCAATTGGTGATGCTACATTAATATACAAGGCATTATTTTGGGATGCTAATAACCTTGATTCCGTTGTGAATTTAGGATTTCCTAAAACTGCTATTGTATTGATGGATAGCGAAATCAATATTGGACCTAACAGGGCTAATAAATTTTTTCAAAAACAAATTGGGATGCATCATAGGAAAAGAAACGGTAGAATGGATGTGAAAACGTTCGATCGTTTGAGTAAAATACCCATTAGTGATGAAGATTTGTGTGAAGCACTTATTTCTGAGCGTAGAGAGTTTTATGCTAGGTTAGTAAAAAGAAATTCAGTTTATGCTAGATATCATAATGGTTGGAATAACCGGTTGGATGATATACATAAATTTGTAAATGAAAATTAGTAATAATATTTTATGGGTATATTATATTTTTTCTGTAAGAATGTTACCGATATTATTATATTCCCAATAGGGTATTCTTAATAACAAAATATTATTATCTATACAATATTCAGTTTTAATTCTATCGTGGTATTGTATGGTGTTGAATGCTTCGCGCAATTCTGATGGATCTGTGTTACCACGAAAATCCAATGGTTCATAGTGTTGTTTCCCATCAAATTCAATACATGTGTTATCGTTTGGGATGTAAAAATCGAAAGGTAGACCTCGAACATCGGTACAGGTGTCGAATATATGTTCTTTGATAAAGGGGATGTTATTAGAAACCAACCAATATCTAATACATTTTTCGCCTTTAGATTCTGAGCAATGAGGACACCCACGACCAGATAGATGCTTATTAGGGGATTGTTCAAATTTCCCATGCTTATTACAAATAATAATTAATTTTATGTACGATTTAATATAAGTCGAGTTTGAATAATCATAGGTATAATTGTGTATGATATTAGATTTGTGTATAAATTCTTGGGTATTTGATGTGGTGGCATTAGTAGCGCGATCATTACCACATAATATACACCCACCACCTTGGAGGTGGGTTGTGGGTTTTTGTTTGAATTCCCCATGAATCGGGCATACGATTATTATTTTGGTGTTGGAGTTAACATATACGGATTTTGTGTAATTGTATGCATTGTTATGTACTATATTAGCTTTATTAATAAATTGGTGTATAGTATCACTTAACACACATTTTAATTTGGATCTGTGACAGGATGGACACCCAGCCCCCCTTAAATGTGATGCCGGGGTTTGATAGAATTTCCCGTGTTCGGGGCAAATTATATCAACTTTTAATGTTGTTTTGATGTAATTTACATTAGAATAATCATATGTATTATGGTGTATTTTTGATGCGCGAATGCAGAATTTTGTAGTAGAATTTATCCTACTCATTATGAACTCCTATTCGAGTTAATTTGAATATATAAGAAGTAATCTATGGAATAGCATAGAAACGGGTTCGAACACCGATGTCCTTCTTATTATTATTATTTATATAACTTAAAGGATGTATTTATGTCTTATGTTAAAGTTGGTGATGAACTTTTCGTTGTAGAGCAAACTATTAAAAATGAAAAGGTAGTTGAAACTCGTAATCCTGTTAATCATATATGGATATACGATAGATCGGGTTCCATGTGGAATCATCTTAAAAATTTGACCACACAAATGATAATGCTAACAAAGCAAATTCCAAAAGGGGATACCCTAACTATAGGGTGGTTTAGTTCTGAGGGCACGCGGAGGTTTATACTTAAAGGATTTAAGATTTCTGATGAATCGGATTATGATATGTTAGCGAGGGCTATTCAAAAAAACTCAGATACTATCGGTTTTACATGTTTTTCTGAAATACTATCGGATGTTGACGGGGTTATTGAAGATCTATCAGTATATTCGGATACATTTTCATTTCACTTTTTTACCGACGGATATCCTGTGGTGTCTAATTATCAAAAAGAAATTGCCAATATTTTTAATGCTATTAATAATATAAAGGGGAAATTATCATCAGCTATGTACGTAGCATATGGGAATTATTACAATAAACAGTTATTAACCGATATGGCTGAACGCACAGGAGCGATGCTCATTCATAGTAGCATGATTTCTGAATACACTGATAGTATTACTCGTTTGTTAGAACTTAGTGGCACAGCTTCACCTAAACAGGACATTTTACCCCCTATAGATAACCCATCTGCGGTATTCACAATTACTGATCAGGGTATTGTTATATCTAGTGTCGATGAAGAAACAGGTTTTGTTAATGTGTCGCCACAAGGTGAACGAACATCAATATATTATGTTTCTAATACAGCTCCTGTTGGAGATAATTGTATTCCGATGGAGAATCTCAATGATGATAGTCAGTTGATGACAGCATTATATGCATCTGCTTTGGTTTTAACTCAGAAAATGAAAACTGATGTAGCTCTTGAGATTATCGGTAAATTAGGTGATAAGAGGCTCGTAGATGGTATAACAAACGCGTTTACTATAGAAGAGTATGGGACGGTAGAAGCTAAGATAGAACAGGCTATTAAGCACAACTCTGTGCGTTTTATGGATGGTCGCGATTCTAACTATCTCCCCCCTGTTGATGCTTTCTGTGTTTTTGATGTTCTTAACAGACTTATGGAGGATGATGATGCATCATTTTATCCTTATCATCAAGGGTTTGTCTATAACAAAGTAAGTAAACCTACAGTAGTTAATGGCGATTATGCTAAGTTTGTTGCTGAGGATAATGCTGAATGCGCTATGGATGATCTTGTGTGGCATAAGAATCGCTTGAATTTGAGTGTTAGAGCTGTTATTAATGGATCTATAGATCTTAAAGATGTTGAAGATACTACAGCTTCAGATGTCGGTCTTACTGATAATTATCCTGTATTTGTATTTAGAAATTATACATTTATTAAAGATGGTATTATCAATGTTAAAAAATTCTATGTTTCTACAAGTATGGAAACTAAGAAATATTTTGAAGCTAAAGGTATTGTCATTGATGATGGGGATGATTTTGACTGTGATGGTATTTATGGTTTAGATATTTCCCAACTTCCTGCTATCAATAGAGCTATAGCTGAGGGTAACACTTCTGCCACAGAGTTATGCAAATTGATTAAGCGTGAGAATGAAATTAATGGCGAAGTAAAAGCACTTAAAGATTATCTCAAAAACGAATTTGAAGATTCTAGTGTATTCGAGGCTAAGTTGATTACAGATCAACAGAAAGAGTTCCTTGAAGCTAATGGCGTTAATGTCGATAAGGGTGGTTCGTACAGTCCTAAAGTTGATCCTGTGGAATCGACTGATGTGTATGTCGCAAAAAAATTCGATATTAAGATAAAAGGTCTTTCATCAATTCCTGCTGTTAAAAAGGTTAAGGATAAAATTTCAGCGGGTAAGAAGAGAACTCTATCTGAATCTGTTGTTGAAGTTGGGATCGTCAAATATGATGATTTTAAAACAACTACTGATGATGAAGATATACGTAAACTTTGGCTTAACAAAGAGATTGCAAAACTTAAATCGGAACAAAAAGGTATCCGTTCGGGTATACAAAAAACTAAGTTTGCCATCGTGTTAACGTCAAAGTGGTTTGACGAGTTCGAAACTCGCGATGATAAAACAATCACTTATGATGAGTGGTTATTCACATTCGAGCTTGGAAGCGAAAACGTTAAAATATAATACCTTGATGATATATTTTTTATATTAAGAGACCTAGTTAATTCTAGGTCTTTTTTAATTTAGAAAAAAATATAAATAATAGAGAAATACATATCTATTATATATGGAGGAAAATTATATGGGTATTCTTAAACATATAGATGATTTTGAAGAATCAGTTAACATTTCTATTGACGAAAATATAGAAACAAAAATAGCACCAACACCAAAGATTAAAATAAATGAAGATGTTGAATGTGTTATTCTAGATAAAATAGATGATTTGCCGAATCAGTTAACATTTCTATAGATGAAATAGCATCAACATCAACGATTAAAATAAATGAAGATGTCAAATTTATTATTCTAGATAAAATTGATGATTACCAAGCCCATAGTGATTTTGGTGATTCTATTGATAAACGAATGGATTCGCATAAAATTCATATTGTTGAAAATTCCGAATCTATCACAAAAACTCCTAAGAAAAAACAAGTTAAAATAAATCAAACTCCTAAGAAAAAACAAGTTAAAATAAATCAAACTCCTAAGAAACCTATTGAGGAGAATATTAACGATATTGATACGCAAACTGTTGGGGCATAGATTATATTTTATCCGTTAGTAATAAATATCTTACCGATAATTATTATATAGATAATCCTAATACTGTAGACCCACTAGTAAAACTTATCACAGAAGTTATGTCGCAACAAGGTCAAGGCATATCTATGGGTGGTGGTGGTGGAGTAAGTTCTGATGGTGTGATACAAGTTATGAGCGAAAGGGGGTCTATTATGACCGCCTCGGATGTTGACAGTACACTACTCCCAACAGATTTACAAGTTCTACAATATAATACATCTGATGGAAAATGGCATCCATCGGATGTATCAGGTGGTGGTACAGTTATTAGTGTTGCTGGTAGAACTGGTGTAGTTGTATTAGCTAAATCTGATATCGGATTAAGTGCTGTGGATAATACTAGTGATGCTGATAAACCAATTAGCACTTTAACTCAAACAGCTATAGATTTAAAAGCTAATATTTCAGTTTTAGGTGATTATGCTACTTCCGCTGATTTAGATACTCATATTGTTGATTACGAAAATCCTCATACAGTAACTAAGACTCAATTAGGTTTAAGTGCTGTGGATAATACTAGTGATGTTGATAAACCAATTAGTACTTTAACTCAAACAGCATTAGATCTTAAATCTACTATAGCTAGTCCTGCATTTACTGGACAAGTTGGTATTGGAAGATCATCAACTGGAGCATTATTAGATCTATACGCTAACGCGGATGATCCTCATTTAATATATCTTGAGAACAATGCTAGAAAATTTGGATTAAAAGTTTCTGAACGAGGTACCGCAGATGATAGATTTGTAATATCAGATGAAACAGCAGCGGCTATTAGATTCACTATTGATAAAAATGGTGATATTGAAAATGGTGGCGATATTGTTACAAGCGGTAAAGTGGTCTCTCTTAATGATGGTGGTAGTGAAGGTGGTCAATTTACTATGCGCGGTCAAAGTGGTTATACTAAAAAATATTATATGGATAATTATACTGATATTCTTAGATTTGTACAAGAAGATGACAGCGCTGCAACTAATGGAGTTGTTCTAGCTCAGTTTAATCTAGATAAATCTTTAACTGTTTACAATAGCACTAAGGTCAATGGAGATATGCAAGCTTATAAGGTTGTTGCTGAATCAAATGCAGCTAATACTGAAGCTATTAGAATTAAAGCAGATTCAACAGATACTCCTGGTAAGCTACAATGGACAGATAATGCCGCTAGTGCAGAATGGGGAAGTATACAAGTAGGTTCTGATAAAATATTAAATGCCAATGGTCCATTAGGATTAAAGCTTAATTATAATAACGATAATCGCGTAAAATTAGAATCAACTGGTACTACTATTGTTGGAGCTAGTGGTAACGGTAATCTACTTGTTCAGGGCAGCGTAGCGACAGTTGATGTTCAATTTCTTCCTGCTAGTAATGGTGTATTGAATTTAGGTTCAGTCTCTAATAAATGGTCTGCCGTATATGCTAGTAATGGTACTATACAGACTTCAGATGAAAATTTAAAAGATTTCTCTGAATTACCAAATGGCATTATTAAGGTTATGTCTAAATTAAAGGCTAGACAGTTTACTTGGAAAGAAAAAGACGATACTGGCATTCATTTAGGTTTCTCAGCTCAAGAAGTGGAAGAATTATTTAGGAAATATAAATTAGATCCTAATGATTATTTTATGGTGGTGGCTCCTGATAAAAATTCTAAGTATTATTCTTTAGCTTATACTGAATTTATTGCTTGTATGTTAGCTTATACACAATCACTAGAAAAGAGATTAGAAGTGATAGAAACAATGTTAAAAGTAGAAAAAAGGGGTAAATAATGGGTAATAAAGTTATAAACTTATCTAATAATATATCTGTGACAGGATCTGTAGCTAGTGATACTAGGGCTAATTGTAGTACTTGAATCAAAATAAACAATATGCACGAGAGGTTAGAGGTTATACCGTAAATATTAATGTTAAAGGGGACTTGTGTGAGTCCCCTTTTTAATTTACTACGAATCAGATTTATCTGATTTTTTCTTTTTCTTCCGTGTCTTCTTAGGTTCAACTTTTTCATCGTTTTTCGCCTTAGCTTCGGCTTCTAGTTCCGTAAGTTTAGCCACAACCCATTCATCAATAGGTTTATCTTGGTCGTGATATTCTATGAATGCTTCATTATCAAGTTTAAACCCACTAACAATAATATGTGTGCATATGTTTCTGTTAGCCATTTCGTATGAATCGAACCAAAAGTCTTTACCAATCTTCATTTCGGCATATTCTTCAGTATCTAAGAATCCTTTTTTTACTATTTTTTTGGTAAAGAATTCATCGAAGTGTCTATCTTCATAATCAATATATGATTTTAATTCTTGACCTTTACCAAAATACCCAGAAGAATAGTTATGGTACATCAACGAAGAGTCTTCGTATGTTATACGTTCATCACCTAAAGAGAATAGCATAGCACCCATACTGTATCCTGTAGAGTCTAAATACGTTGATGTTCTACCATTAAATAATTCTCTCATTGCATTGTATAACGTTATACCTTCTGATACATACCCGCCAGGAGAATCGATTCTAAGTTCAAGAACATCGTGTTCTGTGGCTTTTCTTAATTCATTTAGGATTTTATGTAATTGGGTATTTCTATGGGCAAATTGCTCCATGTATAATGTGTATTTTTTGTGTTTAGGCACAATTTCTCTGATAGCAGTAAATTCTTCGCCATCATCATTAACAGTAAAATCTTTTAATACTGCTTCTTGTGGGGATATAAATAGAGTATGATATTCTCCCTCAATAATTTTGGTGCCATCATCATCGTGTTGGGGCGCAAGAAATGGTGTTAAATCAGGAGTAGCCTCAGTTTTTTCTTTTTGTGGTTCAGATGAACTTGTTTTTTTAATAATCATAATTATTTCCTTGTTAAAATTCCATAAAATCAAATTTGTTAGTTGATATCAATTCTTCTTCGATACCTATTTTTCTCTCAATAGTGACAATGGTATCATTATGCATACCACCATGAGCTACTAATAGTACTTCAATTATTTCAAATCCTAGAGTTTTACCTATACCACCACTATTCCATCCTAATGTTATTACTATTCCATTAGTTTTAGTGGCTCTTGCGATTTCCTTTTTCATATTACCCCAAAAGCTACTTTGGGTTATATCTGTGCCGACAGGTAAATTTAATCTTTTATAACATTCTGAAATATGTTTAGGGGAAAATGGGGGATCATATAACACTGTATCAATACTATTATCCTCGAATAATTTTAAAAATTCGTGTGCGTCCATGTTATAATCGGTGTTATACTGTGGATCTATATCATTTGTTATGTTAGCCATTCGGCACTCATTAGCAAATGGATCTATAGATTTTCCGTATATATACTTATTTATTAAACTCTCAATAGGTTTAATTGAGAAAGTATTTTTACTAGGCATAGCCCATTCTCGTGTCATTATCATATTCAAATCCTTTATTATACCACACATAAGTGTTAAATATAAAGATATTTATATAAAAAAGGAAAGTAGTATTTTTATCTTGACTTTTGGGATGTAATATGGTGTATTCATTACAAATAAATTTAATGGGGGATGTATGGAAATAATAGGAGGTATAATTCTTGTCTTGGCATCGTTAATTATGCTTAGTGGTATGGCGTTGGCTATTTTTGGTATGTTTGCCGAAGAAATTATAGCGATTATATTGTTTATTGGTGGGTGTATTCACACGGATCAGAAGCACAACAACAAGACTTTATTGAATTTGTAGAAAAATTAAATGAAAAAACCTCTTGACTTTTAAATTGTAATAGCATATATTATAATGTAAAATAAATATTAAACCAACGAAAAGGAATTAATTATGAGCGAATTCACAAAATCACAAATAGATGCTATCAAGACTCACGGGGAATCTATTATAAAATCTATTGTCAGTGCGGCAACAGAAGCGGTTGATGCTAGTATAGTATCTTATATCCCTACTGGTGACGAGGCTAAGGCTATTAATAACGAGCGATACCTTAGAAGAGATGTTCAGACACAAGTGTGTGAACATCTTGTAGAAACTGCATCCCATATGCCTCACGACGATAGAGTTACGCACTCAAGACCATCAGTAGAGATTTCACCACATGTTATAGATATGACCGCTGTTGGTAAGTGTATGAAGTGTTCTTTACTGTATTATGTTAATGTTATGTATACTAGGGATTATGCTAATGAGATGTTAACAGAACCGTTTGATGAGCATGTTGTTAAGAAATCAGAATTAAAGACTAGGGATGAATGTGTTGAATCAGACGGAGATGTTGTGGATTATGCTTCGGGTATACTAGGCGCGATCTTGGAGAGAGAATAATAATGGAAAATATTATTAGTATCGATCATATGTTTAAAATGGGGTCAGGGCATAAAGTGTGCGAGGATTATGCTTGGTCAGGATTGATTTTAGATAGGTATCCATGCATTATTTTGTCTGATGGGTGCTCAGGTAGTAAGGACACCGATATAGGAGCTAGAATCATCGTTAGATCGATGATGCTGACGTTAAATGATTTATTAGTTGGACCATTTCATTATGAATCTATTATGACAGACTTTGTTTCTTACTATAAAAGTATGGCACGAGCATTAGAGCTTAATGATTCAGCATTGGATGCTACACTATTGGTGGCTGTGATAGTTGATAACACAATTCACACAATCCAATATGGCGATGGACATATTGTTTATAAAAGTCCTGGCGGTATGACAATGGATCATTATTATGAATACCCATATAATGCACCATATTATTTTAATTATAGTAAAAATTATACGTTACGAAAGATATATTTGGATCAATTCAAAGATGAGTGTGTTATTGATTGTGGTTCGAATATTTCTGTTGAGGAACACGTCACAAATGATGAAGCGCATTATAATTCGTGGGGTCTTACAGATTTTGGTGTAGGCAGACACGCTATCAGTATTATGTCTGATGGTATGGAATCATTTTATAAGGGTGACGATAGAATAGAATTCGACTCTATTATAGATGATGTGCTTAATTATAAAAATACTAAGGGCGAATTTGTCCAACGTAAAATGAATATGTATCTTCATCGTAATACAAAGAATAATATTCAGCATTATGATGATCTATCATTAGCATCTATTATTGTTGAGGTAAAAGAAGATGAGTACGAGTAATAGTATTCCATATAGAGAAGGTGATAAATCAAAGGGGATTTGCGCTCAATGTGAAGGTATAGTAGATATCACATTTATGGCGGCGTGTGATGTTATCAACTGTGTATGGGAATCTCTTGAGTTAGTGAGTGTGTGTGATAATTGTGGTATGATTGTAGGTATTCCACATCAAAGTATTTCAATGATAAAGGAACAAGATGCAACCGATAACAGTATTAGTTAATAATAAAAAGGTGACACTATCCGATAAGGATTATATCGCACAAGGTGGACAGGGTGTCATCTATGCCAAGAATAATGCTGTGTTCAAGATATATCATGACCCTGCTCAACTTATTCCTGAAGATAAGATTGATGAACTACAATCACTAAATAACATATCTAATGTTATCATACCATCACACGCCATATATGACACAAAAAATAACAAGCGTATTGGTTTTGTTATGAAACATATTAAAGATACCGAATTTTTGTGTAAATTATTTGTAGCGAACTTTAAAAAACAAAATTCTATATCTCCTCAGAATATTGTTAGCTTAGTTAAGGCTATGCAGGATACACTCATAAAAGTACACGAGGCTGGTGTTGTTGTGGGTGATTATAATGAAATGAATTTTCTAGTTGATAAAGGATTTAAAATTCCTTATTATATCGATGTAGATTCTTATCAGACACCTTCATACAAGTGCAACGCTATCATGGATTCGATTAGGGATAGAACACTACCACTAGGAGACTTTAACGAGTATTCTGATTGGTTTAGTTGGGCTATAGTGACCTTTCAAATGTACACTGGAATCCACCCTTTCAAGGGAAAAATTGCAGGATACAAAATGAATGATTTTGATTCTAGAATGAAGGACAACATATCTGTATTCCATAAGGATGTTAGTGTTCCAAAGTTTGTAAACTTCACAGGAATGCCAAAAGCTCATCTTGAGTGGTATAAGAAAATATTTGTTGATGGTGAAAGATCTATTCCTCCATTTTCTGATGGTGTTATCAACTATGCAGTTATTCAGAATGTTGTGTACGATCCGAATGCTAATGTATTTGCTGAACTACTTTATGAGGTTGCTGAAACTATTCTTGATACATTTTGGAGAAGTGGTGCTCATCATATATTAACTACTGATGGATTTTATTATGGTGATAAACAAAAACAAGATTTTGCTTTAGGTATAGATCGAGGTAAGATCATATCAACATCAAGTGGTGAATTTGTATTGATAGTCGAAAAGGATAATGTTCTTTATGCTTTTGATGAAGATAAGAATTTAATTAAAAAGTTTGACAATGTTGATTATAAATCATATGGTGTGTTTAATAATTGCCTATACATCATGCAAGAGTCAGGGCTTATTCAGTACTCATTTGAAAAGATAGGTAAACTTAAAATGATACCTAATCCAATATCAACTCTTAATATCAACTCATCTAGTATGTATGATGGGGTTGTTATACAAGAATTGTATGGTAAGTATAAAGCTATTATTCCTTATGAGTATAATGGGTGCTCAACAGTAGCTATAAATGAAATAGGGAATAAACATATATATGATGCCAAGAGGGTTGATAAATGGCTCTTTGTGTTGGCGGGCGATAGTAATGGTGTTGACTTGCATAAGTTTATGTTCAATGATACTTTTAATAAGTATGAACATAAAATTGAAAATAATGTGAATTATAGAAACATTAATGTTATGGTTAAATCTAATGGTATGGTTGTGTTGAATACTGAAGATGAAAAACTTGAACTCTTTTATGATTTTAAAAAAGGATCTAAAGTTATCGAGAACTCTACAGTACAGAATCATTTGAAATTGGTTGATGGTAAGAATACATGTTTTGTTGATGATAATAAAATTTACTCTGTGAGGATGAAATGATGGGTGTTTGGGACGTATGTTTTACTTTCGTTTTTGGTTTAGCGTTCGTAGTTGGAATAATGGCTTTTGTTGTGTATTATGTATTTTTAATACAAGATATGTATGACGATATGAAGACATTTAATAGTAAATCCGATGTTCGGAAAGCATTCATACCATTTTATCGTTGGCATAAAATGTTTGCTGATAAATATAACAAATTGGAGGATTAAATGGAAAATAAAAAATTGGGGTTATGTGTAGATAAAATTAAGATGCATATATCACATATGGCACACGATAAAAGTGTAAAACATTGCGATTGTATCGATCATAATAATCATACTGATATGAATATGGATGCAGTTGGGAAATGTCTTAAATGCTCTTTAATATATTATATGAATGTAGCTATTTCTTCTGAGAAAGATATTAAAGAACCAATAGTACAAATAAGTCCTAAACATTGCACACACGATAGCACGACCCTATCAATAAAAAAGGGTGTCGAGACTACGGTGTGTGATGACTGTGGATTATTACTAGTACATCGACCTCTGTAATTAAATTCAACTTTTTGTATATTTTATATAAATATTGGGGTGACATGTATTATATTAAGCTCAAATGTTTATATGGAGAGTGTAATGGAATTTAAAGAGTTTGTAAGTATTAAAGAAGAAGAATTTAAGGGTGTTAAAGTTAAGGAAGTTAAGGGTTCGCGAGAGCGTGATGATCGTGATGGCGAATCAGTATTTTCGGACAAAGTTAATATGTTAGCTAACACCCCATATATAAATAAAATGGCGGGAGATTTCGGTAAGTACTTTAAAAGTATGAAAGATAGTGCTATGGGTGATGATATAGCTAGATTAGAATTAGATAGTCATATCAAAGGGTCTAAAGGTCTAGCATATATTTTTGCTCGCATGTTGAATCATATACTATTTGATAGTAATGGTAATAGATATGATTTATCTCGTACTTCTGACATGGGTGAGTCTAAAAGTAAATTACAAAATATTAACCCATTATTTGGTTCCCTTTTTATGTTAGGAAAAGATATTCTTGCTGGCGGGAAACCCGACGAGAAAAAAATGTCTAAATTTATTGCAGGATTACGCGATATAGCTGATACAAATGATACCAAAAATGTTTTAGGGTTATATAAAATGGGTAAAGAGCTTGAGACTGTGCAATTTCCTAATTTATTTACTAATGATCAGATACAGGATACATTTAAAGCATTTCACACAAAAGGTGCAGGAACCAAAGGTTTATCATCAATATTGAATGTCCCTGACGAAGAGTTCGAAGAAGTTTATTTGAATGCTAGTCAGATGCCGAAGGAAATATCAAAATATCCAGCAGTTGTGTCTTTTTCTCATAGGCTTATAAAAGCAACTAAGGCTACTAGGGGTGATAGTAATAAAGTTGGGTTTAGAGAAGCCATACCGGAACAAGATGCTGTTGTTGATAGCATAGCATCACAAATATCATCATCTAAGGCTATTGATAACGATATGGTAGATGCTATCTTCCACGCAATAAAATTATATGGCGTGGGTGATCCTGGACCTGTTAGTAGACCAGATTTTTCTGAGGCTGTTATCAGTAAGTTCGGAAGACCATTTTTTGATGCAATGTATGATAAGTATGATTTAGAGAAAGCAGAAGTGGCACAGCAACCACAAGATGGGTCGGGTGAGGCTCGAAAAAATATCGGTGGTGGTACAGGAACAGAAGGTCCGCTATCTGATGAAGAATTTGGTGGGCTACTCAATACTATGATGACAGCAGAAACTCCTGTGGTGTTTACTGACTTAGCTAAAAAATTAAAAGGTAGGTCTATGACTAAAGCTCAAAGTAATGAGTTTATAGGTAAGGCTAGTGATAGAACACAATCACAAGAACCACCATTCTTTGGTGCTGACGGTGAGACCCCCAGAGATTTTAAACCTAATTTAGCATCAAAAGCAATCAGAGGTGTTAAAATAGAATCTACAGAGTATGAAAATTACTTAGAATCGTGTTTTTAATATATACACAATTTTAATTAAAATATGAAAAAGTTTCCTTATTGGAAACTTTTTCATTTTACTCTTGACTTTTTGAAAAACATATTATATATTATTAGTGTTGAAATTATTGATTGTTCTTTTAAATTATGAGGTGTGTATGGTTAATATTATGTTTAATCAAATATTTTTTGATTTGTAGTTCGCCTTTAGATGATACACATTTAGGACACCCCGAACCATTTATATGAGTTTTAGGGTTTTGCCAAAAATATGACTTACAATGATTGCAATATATTTCTACTTTTGTTTTGTTGTTTATGTATGATACTTTATCGTATTTGTATCGCGTACCGTGTGTTTTTATTGCCTTTGTTGTGAAAAATGATGTATCATTTCTATTATTTGATATTCTTAATTTAGATGCACATTTAGGGCAACTGTATCCACGCAAGTGTGCGGATGGTAATTGTGTGAATTCGTGATGACAATCATCACATATTATGGTTAATTTGGTTTTAGAATTGACATATATTGATTTAGAATAATCAAATTTGTCTCCGTGTGTGTGTTTTGACTTCTCTACAAATGTTTGTGTGTCATATCGTTGACGATTATGACATTGTATAACGGCGCATGATTTGCATCCTTTACCGCATAAGTGGTCGGATGGTGCTTGTGGGAAATATTTTTTACACGAGTTACAGTAAATATATATCTTAACATCAGTGCCATAATATTCTGATTTAGCATAATTATATTTATTCCCGTGTATCGACACGGCACGTTCTATAAATTCTTCTGTGGTAAGTTTTTACCCATATTGTCACTCCTGTTCGAGTTAGTTGAAAAGAATGAGAAGTAATTCTTAGAACAGTAAGAAAATGGCTTGCAATCCACTGTCCTTCTCATTTTCAATAGTTATATATTTTACAGTTTATATTTTTTATTAAGTTCAGGTATAACCACATTGGTTATACCTTTATTGTTTAACACTCTTTTCATATTTAGTATAGCGTCTTCATCGCCGTGAATTAGAAATATCTTTTTTATAGCGTTGGACGATGCACATCGTTTAACATATGTAATTAATTGGTTCAAATCGGCGTGGGCACTTAAACCGCTAATAGATTCTATCTTACAACGGACTCTATACGATTCACCATTAATGGTTACACTCCCATTATTTTCTTGTAATCGTCTTCCTAAAGTATCAATAGCATTATACCCCACAAACAATATTGTTGAGTTTTTATCCCCCACAGTATTTTTAGCATGTTCAACAATTCTACCGCCATTCATCATGCCCGATGCAGAAATTATGATACTTCTCTCAGAACTCAATGAAACTCTATTAGACTCTTCCATATCTTCAACATATTTTATCATCGGTCCTTCGAATGGGTCAAACCCATTATCAGTGAAGAATTTTATAGTATCATTTCTTATTTGGTAGTCATATTGTTCATATAGTCTAGTAACTTTAATACCGAGAGGGCTATCAACATAAATGGGTATATCAGGTATAAGCCCCATGATATGAAGTTTATGTATAATTAAAATCATAGTTTGCATTCTACCAACAGAAAAAGCAGGAATAATCACTTTACCACCACGCTTACACGCATCATTGATACAGTCTAGCACTTTTTGATTAACATCTTCTTCTATTCGTTTTTTATTCCCGTATGTTGATTCTATTACTAGATAATCAATATCAACAGGCGGTTTTGGTTCACCACACAATAATGATGAGTCGTGACCTAAATCTGATGTGTACCATACTCTGTGTGTTACACTAGATTCTTTAACATTAACTTTAACTGATGCTGAACCTAAGATATGACACGAATCGTGAAATGAAAATGATAATGTATTATTGATCTTAACATCTTTACCATAATGTATAGGCACAAATTTATCAATACAAGATTCAACATCATCTAGTGAGTATAGCGGCGACACAACACACGGTATATTCTTTTTTCTTAGAATTTTATTGATTATAGGTAGTTCTTTGGTGAAAACAGTAACAGAATCTTTGAGCATATGCTTACATAGATCGGCTGTAGGGGGTGTTGAATAGATTTTACCTCTATAACCATTCTTAACTAGCATTGGGAGGCTTCCTGAGTGGTCTATGTGCGCGTGTGAAAGGATACACGCATCAACTTCGGGTGTATTTTCCGAGAATTCTTTATTTTTTAGAAAAGCCTCGTCTTTGTGTCCCTGATACATACCACAATCTAATAACACATTCGATTTACTAGATTCAATTTTTATCTTACTTCCGGTTACTTCATTAACAGCCCCAAGAAACGATATATAGCTCATATTTACCACCATCAAAAAGTGAAATTATTTCTTATTTTTATTTATATAAATAAAAATAAAGGAGGTCACATGAAATGTATTACAATGCTTTTATTAGCATCATCTATAGTGTATAGTATAACAATAGATCCATTTATGCTTGAACATTCCATTTATGCTCAATCAACAATAACCAATAATTGGAAATGCAAAACCCCCTATAATGGAATTGTTGGTACTCCTGGTGTGTGGGATAATAAAGGTAATTTGGTTTATGTTAGAACTAAAGCATACATAGGTGAAATTGATGGTAATAATTGGGATGTACAAGGGGATACACTAACCTTTGAATCTTTTGGTGGTGCTACATCATTTAATGTTATTAATGGTGGGTATGTTGATTCATTAAAACCTGTTTATGATGTGGAGCCAATATTTCCTGATTTGAGTGGTGTAACATTTTATGGGGTGGTAGATGCGACTAATGGTGTTTATATTGGTGGTCAATATAAAGATTTGAATCCTAGCTTTGGTCAAAATGTTGTGTTAATGGCGGGAATATATCATTTCGAAAACATAAATATTGGTTGGGGCGAAAAGGTAACAATTATCCCTAATAATAGTGGATCATATTTCACAGAGATATTTGTTAAAAATAGTATAAGCTTACGAAGTGGTGCTAAGTTTGTTGTTCAAGATTCTACGGGGTATGGGCGTGTGAAGTTATGTCAAATATCTAATAATACAATTTTATTTAGATCGTTAGCCGAGATAAATGCCTCGATTGTAGCGGAACACGCGGAGGTTAAGTTTAATAGTAAATCTAAATTAGTCGGACAGGTGTTTGCGGATAAAATTAATTTGATAGATTTTAATGGAGGGTGTGGTATCATATTTAAAAAATTAAATATTTGTAGCCCTGTTGTGATTTCTGATACAGTATTATGTTTGGAGGCTCATATTGTTAATTGGGAACCAATAGTCACGGACGAAGATAACGAAGATAACGAAGATGAGTAAATAATATAAATAGTTACATATTTAACAAAAGAGGTATAGTATGAATAAAATTTTTCTTATGCTAATTGTGTTAGCAAGCTTAGTGATGGCTGACACGTACAAACTTCACCTTGATCAAGATGGCGGACAAGGTGCTACGACAATTAATACTCCGGATTCTACAACCCTAACATATGTGCATGATGGTTCAGTAGTTCCAACAGACTCACCTGTGTTTAGTGTGGGTGGTGTGTCAACCATAGGTGTTCTTGATTCAATTCAGCTACACGCAGTAGATGAAGCTGATAATATCGGACCTAAAGCTTGGCTATATATTTTAATCACCCCTGTGAACGATAATGCGCCGTATGTTGTAAGCGATACGATTACAGTTATTGAGGGTGGTTCTAAGACTTGGGGTCCAACAGTTACCGACGACGATAACTAAAGTTAACTATTATGAAATCACTATTATGGGTAATACTCGTAGCTGTGTTTGTTTTCTCTGATGATTATAAATTAACCATCAGAGAAAATCCTATCTTTGGTGCTGTTGTTTTGAGTGACGATACTATCACTTATAAACATACAGATACTAATGATACCAAACAAGCAACATTAGATTCATTTACAGTTGTAGCCGAAGATAATGCAGGTAATACTAGTGAAGTGACACCTTTATATGTTTTAATTATCCCACATATGGAATTGGATGTTTTTGTAGTTCCAAATCCATTTGAAATAATTGGTAATAATGTAAAAACAATTAACCCAGAAATGGATGATAGATTTCAAATATCATTCTATGGGATGCCAAATCAAGGTACCGCTATTATTATTTTTTCGGATAGAGTATTGGATGAAATGGGGTCAAGGGGTAGAGTAGATATATTTGATGCGGTTGGTAACAATGTAGTCAAAGCACTACAAGTTTATTTTAATAAAGACCAAGATGGGCAATCAGTTGGTGTTTGTGTTTGGGATGGTAGGAATAGAAATGGTAGAGTTGTAGGCTCAGGTTCATATGTAGCTTATATTGAACTAAGCGTTAGAGCTGAAACTATTATGGAAGATGCTGTTAATGAACTTAATGGTAGATATGTACGAGTGATAGGTGTTCACAAGAAATAATATAGATTAATTTTAATAATTAAAAAAAAGGACTTGACTTTTCAAGTCCTTTTTTTGTATATTAGGGTATCAAAATGGGGGTATGTTTGATGATGATAATAAATAACTCTTGACTTATAGTAAGAAATAATATATATTATTATAAACTTAACCGATAAGAGTGGGTATGGCTCAGAAGAAAACTTATAGAATTGAATATTATTGGGAAGATCAGAAGACTTGGAATCTATCTAATACGTGGTATGGTATGCCTAGAGGTAAGACTGATGGTGCATTGATGGTATTAGATGCTGGGTATGGCGGGAAGCTGTATCGAGCCATATGTGAGCAAACAGACGAAGTGTACAGAATAGTGGGCGGTAGGAGTATGCCAACACCAACACAAAATATTGATTCAGAATTTACCGACATAGTTAATGAATGCTTTTGGGATTTAATGTAATGGAGTGGTTTTATGAGTAGTAGTCCAGGGGAAGTGAGAGCGACAGATATATCTGATCAAAATTCTGATAGTGGTAAAGATAACTTATTAAAGAATCTTATCAGCGAATATGGCGGGATAACATCAGTTATTATGATTATGTCTCAAGGATTAAATAATATTCCTATATTCAAGAAGAATAAATATCTATCCCAAATGGGGCATGTAGTTTCATTTGGGATGGTTGGGTATGATTGTTATAATAAGGTATCGTTATATTATAAAAATAAAGATTCTATGGAAGATAAGCGAGAAAGATACATTCATTCGTTATTAGGTATTGATTATAATGGGGATGGGGATATTTGGGTACAACGACGACCTCGCGATGAAGAGATTAATTTCTCGCACGAGTTATTGGAATGGATGTTTACGGTTGATAGTAATGAATATGATGGCGCAACTCTTGGCGGGTTTTATAATTTAAAAACCGGCAAAAAGATGGATACCATTGAGGGTGAGAAATTTTGTGCTGTATTTGATTGGAAAGGGGAAAAAATTTTATTAGAAATAAATAATAACACGATTCATGGGTGGGGAAACCAATATACATTTTATAAAGCATATATATCGTCTTCAAGTGTTATAAAGACAATAGATTTTGTTGATATGACTAATGCCAAATATATGGATAGTATGGGATTTGACAAAAACATTATTATATTCGAAAGTTATCAATTAAGAACAAGACCTCGATCAGAACCTATAAATTTCGATATACATACTATGGATTTTGATAAATTAGTTACTAATGTCGGTAAGATATTAGATAACAATCAGAGGCGTGGTTATTTGTTTCTGGGTAATCCTGGAACGGGTAAGACTACAATATTATTAAAACTAGAACATGAATTAAAAAACTATCCTATTTTATATACTACAGCATCAAATATTAATGATGAAAGTTGTATTGAACGATTATCAAATTTTGTTAATAATTTGGGGCGTTGTGTTGTATTCATAGAAGATATGGATGCGCTAGAACTTAGCGAGAAGACAAGAAGAATAGCTCCGTTATTAACTTTTTTGGATAATAGTAGAGAAGGGTCTTCTGTAGTATTTATCGCAACAATAAATGATGCTAGTTTAATAACAGATTCTATTGTCCGTACAGGCAGATTTGACGAAATCATAGAAATCAAAGAACCAACGGATGATGATGAAATTTTTAATATATTGAAAATTAGTTGGAATGCTGTTAGCGATGGAAATAAATATATATCATTGGAAATAGATTGTTTGAGTTGGTTAACATATTTTAGATTAAAAAGACACGAGCTGACTCAATCAGATTATCGGGAGTTAGCACATAAAATTTATCTTGATGGTAATACTATAAATAATAAAACTATCATTCGAGCTATGAGGGAATTACTTCACTCAAAAAATACTTTTAAAAAATATAAAAAAGAGATAGTATAATATGAAATTTGACGCTGATTGTTTGTATACAGACACAAAAAATATTAATGGGGTGTATTATCCTCGTGAGGTCGTAGAAAAGGCTGTTAACGATTTTAATTCTAAAGATATTGTTCATAGTTATGGGGCTGTTCTTGTTCTTGATGATGATGATGATGATGATCATACTACGTTGAATGTGCGTAAGATTACTCATAGAATTACAGAGGTCGAGTTATTAGATGATTGTGTGTGTGTATCAGGCGAATCTGTTGGGTTAGATGGAATGGTTCTTATCGATTTAGCATTAAATTCATTTACAGATACACATGTGAGTATAAACCCTGTTATGATTGGGTCATTAACAAATGATAAAGAATTAACAGATGATTTACGCATTTTACGATTTGATATGACTGTAGATCCTGAAAAAATATCACCAAAAAATATTATAAGAAATATTGATGAGGAACTATAATGGATAACGATTTAGCTGTTAGATTAAAAGAATATAAAGATGCGTATTATAATAGACAAGAGTTAGTTAGTGATGCGGAGTTTGATGCTCTTGAAGATGAGCTTCGAGCAACCGATCCTACTAACAAATATTTCGCCTCAGTCGGTGCTCCCGCATTGGGCGACAATAAACGTAAACATAAAATAGCTATGGGGTCACAATCAAAGATTAAGATTAATGATACTGTTGTTAATGGTTTAGATGATGTATGTACACGTTTTCTAGAGCAAGGTCAAACTATAACTTCATATAAAATGGATGGAATATCTGTAGCAGTTGACTATGACAACGGGAACTTTAAATATGCTACCACGAGGGGTGACGGATTTATAGGTGAGGACATACCAAACCCAACAGAATTCCGTAATATCCCGACAACTGTTGATTGTACTACACCATTTACAGCTCGTGGGGAACTTGTTATCCATTATGCTGATTTTGAGATTATAAATTCGCAATTATCAGATGATGATAAATTCTCGAACCCTAGAAATGCTGTTGCTGGTATCGCTCGTAAAGCAGATTCACCGTTTCGTAAATACATCACTGTATATTATTATGATATGGTAGGAGAGGCAATCACTACAGAGTGGAAAGATAATATCCTTTGTGAACTTATATATATATTTGGTGAAGATGCTGTAGTAGAGTTTTTTGTCGATATGACAAATCTCGAATTTAGAACACTTGCTGAACAACTTGATAGGGAACGAAAGAATCTTCCGTATATGATTGATGGGCTTGTGATCGAATTTAACAGTATTAAGAAAGTTGAAAGTCTTGGTGTTGCTAATGGGAACAAACCTAGGGGTTCGGTTGCGTTGAAATTCAATGCTATTGCTGAAACAACAACTGTAACTGATGTTGTGTGGCAAGCAGGTTCTACGGGCACATTTTGCCCAGTTGTAGAATTTGAACCAACACTAATTGACGGATCAATCGTGCGTAGAGCTTCTATACACAACTATGATATATTCACTCAATGGGGATTCGCTAAAGGTGATACGATTCGTGTTCAGAAGAACAACGACATCATCCCACAGGTAAAAGAAGTTGTAGAGAGATCTGGTAATGAGAGATTTTATGCTCCGGCACAACATTGTCCTGTTTGTGATAGTGATATGTTTGGTCAACTCAAAGTTGCTAAGACAACAAATATTGTGTGTACTAATCCTGTGTGTCCTGCTAAGTTTGTTGGTGCTGTTAAGAAATGGGCAACTAAATCAGGTATGACTTCTAAAGGTGTTGGTGATGCGTTTTTTGAAGCGTATGTTGAGTATATTAAAGATGATGAAGATGGGTTTAATGTGTGTGGATTATACGTTTTAACTATTGAAGATATTATGAAGATATCGTCAAGATATAAAACAAAATCTGCAACTAAGATCTACAATGCAATACAATCATCTAAAGATATGAAATTAATGGATTTCTTTGGTGGGTTGAACATACATGGGTGTGGTAGCAGAACATTTAAAAAGATTATAGATTTCACCAATAATATCGCATCGTATGCCCCTGTTGCTTATATATACGATTATTGTTTAATGAATGATATTTCAACCATAGATGGTATTGGAAATATTACTGCTGAATTGATAGTGGATGGATTAAAAGCTGTTAGAGATGATATGGTAACATTGAATATGTATGTTAATATTATTACAGAGGATATAGCCTCTTCTGATGGTAAAACGTTCCTCTTCACGGGCAGTTTCAATACAATTGACCCTAACAGTGGTAAAGGGTACAAACGCAAGGCTCTTGAAGCTCTTATAGCCTCTAAAGGTCATACACCAGCATCATCAGTGAACAAAGATCTTGATTATCTTGTGACTAGTGATCCTGATAGCACATCATCTAAAATGGTGAAGGCTCGGAAGTTGGGTGTTACTATATTGGGTGAAGACGAATTTTTTGGAATGGTGGGCTAAATGGAAAATAGTGGACAGACTTTTGATGGGCTTATTTCGTTTTATGAGAGAACTAGTGTTTTATCTATGGGTGTATATGTAGGTGATTATACATTCAGTTCTGGGATTCATGGTACAGATAATGTTAAAACATATTTATGTAAAATAACAAATCCTAATAATGACTATAATATTATTATAGCAATAGCTTCAGATAATATCGCATCATATAATGAGTGTGATATTGATAACACTCAGTCATACAATCCTGAATGTATTCACACATTTGATGATTTCATCCAAATGGTTGGTGCGTATGCTGAGGATTCGTGTATCGTTGATTATATTTTAGAAGACGAGTTTAATATTATCACTCACATATTATGCGACGAGGAGAAATAGATGGAATTACTATGGACTATATTGTTTGGTTTATTTGCCACAATAGCATATCTTTCAATGGCAACAGCAATGATCACCCTCTTGGTATCAGCATATAAAGATATTTCTGAGGATTTTGTTGGGAAAATGATGGTTACATTATTCACGATAGGTGTATTGTGCATACCACCAATGGGTATATTTGGTGCGTTAATGAATAGGAGTATATAATGAAGATAGCATTTATTAGCGATTTGCATTGCAAACAAAAAGAATGGAAGAAGCGATTAGACCCATCAATAAGAGATGAGTTTGACTCTTGTGATGTTATAGTGTTTGCAGGAGACTGTACACGAATCGGAAGACTAGAAACTGAGGCTATACCATTCTTAAATTGGTTGAACCGACAGAAAGCTCCACACAAAATCATGGTTGCAGGTAATCATGATTTTTGCTTTGACACGAACTTTAAGACATACACATCATTGGGTGATTTGAGACACGCAGATAAAGAAACTCATAATACTGACGAGGATATTTCTAGTCTAATATCATATTTCCCTACTATAACATATTTGAATGATAGTGGTGTTGAGATTGATGGTATCAAATATTGGGGAAGTCCGATTTCATCATGGTTTCATGATTGGGCATTTAATAGAAAAGATGATATTATAGAACATTGGGATATGATACCAAATGACACAGATGTTCTTATAACACACGGAAATCCAAAAGGTATTCTTGATGAGGCGCAAAATGGTTATCACATTGAATCTGTTGGGTGTCACGAGTTATTAGTATCTTGTTATAGAGTTAAACCTAAGATTCATGTATTCGGTCATATACACGAGGCATATGGTACTAAATTAATCGATGATATGACGTTCATTAATGCTAGTAGTCTCAATGCGTCTTATGATCCTGTTAATCCCCCTATTATTGTGGAGGTGTGATGATAGATTTTACTTGGTGGGCTATTGGGACGGATAAAATTAAATTAAGATGTGCCACAATGCCCACAAAATGTGCTAATAGTTTTAATCTAGTCACGGAATATAAACAGGGTATTATACCTGATGAATTTTCGGATTTACGACTAGTATTAACTCACTATTCTGATGATGATACTTATTTGAAAACTATAGTGTTTAAGAATTGTATCAATACCGATATTTCTGTTGATAAACGATACCCAATAAATGATGGGATAACTCAAACTTATGTCCATACTTTTGTGTTTTCTGAATACGAGATATTGGAGGTGTGATGAGAGATTTTAAATTAAAAATGACCATTATATGGTTGGTGTTGACCGATTCATATACAAGTTGTTCTCGTGATAAGTGTTGGTGGTTATGGTCTCGTAAAGAGAAAATTGTTATTGCTTTTGGTGAAGAGCATTATTATGATATTAATAAACATAAGGATGAATAATGAAAAAATGGATAATTAGAACGTTTGGATTGAAGGGTAGTTGGAAGTGGGCATGTAAACAAATGGACAACGGTTGTATGTATGAGTAAAATAGAAGTATTAATAACCGTTGCTGAGTCCCTAATAGGTGGGGAGAAGGATGTTTATTTTTATGCCCCGTTTGTTGGATGCAAACCATTTGATATGATAGAATATTTGGAAAATGCTACAGGAGAGGAAGTATGTCTTGATGCTGGACCGTCATCATTTCAATACATAGCATACTACAAGAAAGGCACAAAGGAATTGCATGGGTAGAATATCTTAGATGAAAAGTTTAGATAAAAAGTAATTTACGAAGAATTATTGACGTAAGGAGGTTGTTATGGATTTAGATCCTGATTTTATCCCTAAACCAAATAAATGTTTTGTTAAATTTAGGTGTGGGGATATGCACGCAACATTTGAGGAAACTGAGCACGAGTGTGTGTATTTTAAACCGCAGGAGGGATTTCCTAGCTATTGTCGTTACGATTATAGTCGGTGTGGTGTGTGCGACTCAAAAGTAGCTAAAATGAACTTAATGTATACTACGGTTAATAAAGTTATACCAATAACACCTGATAGGAAATAATTATGAATATTGAAAATGATATTAAGTTGGATTTTAGTGATGTGTTAATACGCCCAAAGCGTTCAAACCTTAAAAGCCGAAGTGAAGTTGAATTGATTAAAGAGTTTAAGCCGAAGTATGGTAAACCTTTTAGCGGGGTTCCAATAATTTCGTCAAACATGGCTACTGGGTCATTCTCGATGCTAAAAGTGTTTACGGAACACAAAATGTTTGTGGCTATAGCTAAACATAACTCTCATCTTTGGACAGAAGAATATGGTAAAGATCGAAGTGTTGTCGATTATGGATTTTATACGATAGGTATGAGTGATGATGAATTAGCGGAATTACATAAGTTTGCGTTATCAGTTGGTGATCGTTATGAAGATGTTAAAATTTGTGTTGATATTGCTAATGGGTACACACAAAATTTTGCAGACTTTGTTGCTAATGTACGAAAAACTTTTCCGAACAATGTTATTGTAGCGGGTAATGTTGCTACAGCAGAAATGACTCAGCAATTGATTATCGCAGGAGCAGACTATGTTAAATGCGGGATCGGGGGTGGATGTTTTTCGGGTAATATGGAAGTTAAAACTACTAATGGTAATAAAAAAATAAAAGATATTGTTAATGGTGATATCGTTCTATCCCATACTGGTAGTGAAAAAGAAGTTATAAATACCATAAAATATTACCATTCAGGGGAAATATTTGTTATTAATGATATTGAATGCACACCATCCCACGAATTTTATGTTGTTCACGTCGATAATATCGACAAAATTAATGAGGATAATATTTCCAAGTATGCAATGTGGGTTAGGGCTGATGAGCTTGATGATAGCTATATGTTGATAGAGTTGGTATAGGGTGTTTATGTCTGTCTAGGTAGAAATACTCCTTGTTATACAAAATATATAAATAATTGCATAACAAGGAGTATATATGGATAATGATGCTATAATATGTGAGATATGTGGTGAAGAATTTAAAAAAAATATTAACTTGACGTACCATTTAAAAAATAAGCACGATACGACTGTGTTAGATTATATAGTGAAATATTATTATAATGACGAACATCCTAAGTGTAAGTGTGGGTGTGGCGAGAAAACAACATTTATACAGAAGCGTAGATTATTTAGAACATATTATAAAAATCATTCTGATAAAGATAAAGAGTTATTAGATAAAAGGGTTCAAACATTCCATAATAATTTTAAATCGAAAACGTATGATGGTCAACGTTTTATGAAAAAACATAATTTAACAAGAGATGATTTTGTTAAATTATGGGACAAATATCAGTTACCAAAAAATACTGCGGATATTGTTTCTAAAAGTATTGGTATAGATTTTAGAACCATAAAGAAATTTTGGGGATTATTAGATATTGCTGATAAAAATCAAATGAACAGACAAACACGTCTACATAAAGCGGTTTATTCCAATCAAGGTGGAAAAAATGGTTCATATGTAGGCATAGATGATGATGTACTACATTCTATGTATAATTTACTATCAGATAATAATAACACATTCACATTAAAACAATTGAAATATAAATATAATTTAAAATGTTCTTATGGCACTATACGAAAAAGATTATCCGAAAAATATGGGGATGAGCTAATTACATCATTAATTAAGAAAGGTAATAGTTCAGCAGATGAGATGGATTTTTATTTTATTTTGAAATATTATTTTGGTGATAAAGATGTACAACGCCAATTTAGAATAAAAACCGGAAAATCATATAAATTTTATGATTTTCTAGTACACAAGAGATTACTTATTGAATATGATGGCGAGTATTGGCACTCTTTTGATAGGACAAAAGAGAATGATAAGATAAAAGATGAATTAGCCGTGAAAAATAATTATATTATATTTAGAGTAAAAGAAAAAGATGCTCATAATATAGAAACATTAAATAAAATTATGGAGATCATTGAAAATGAAATTTAAATTAAAAAAGATTGATAGTAGTACTAAATTATATGATGGTATTGTGTATGATTTGACTATTAAAGATGACCATTCATACAACATAAATAGCATCGTTGTCCATAATTCTGTCTGTAGTACTCGCAGGGTATCCGGCGTAGGTGTTCCTCAATTATCGGCTATTATAGAGTGCTCAGACGCTGCTCATGGTCTTGGGGGAGGTATCATAGCTGATGGTGGTATTAGAACGTCCGGCGACGCATCCAAATCGTTTTGTGCAAATTCTGATATGTCTATGATCGGTGGTATGTTTGCTGGTACTGATGAATGTGATGGTGAAATCATTGAGAAGATATTTGCGACCGACGAATTAGTTTGGGACGATGGTGATTATCTAAAAGGTATGACAACTAAGAAATTTAAAACATTCTATGGTATGTCTTCTGAACACGCCCAAGAAAAACACGGTGATGGTATGAAAGACTATAGTGCTAGTGAGGGTGTAGTATCTGAGATAGAATATAAAGGTCCAGTAGTAAATATCATTAAGGAACTTCTTGGTGGTATTCGTTCCACAGGTACATATATTGGGGCATCACATATTAAGGATTTTGGTAAGTGTGCCACATTTATTAGGGTTAATAGAGTTCACGATAGGAATGTATAATGGGTAGAAATCTTAATTGTATTTATTGGAAGAATCCTAAATGCTCTCACAAAGACCACAGAGTAAAGCCTCTATTCGGTTTATTGAGCGAGAGAGATGGTTTGTGTGTCATTGACCCTTATAACGACACCCACAGTTGCTCTGATAAAGTGTGTCATATACCACCTGTACAACCACCATCTCCACCACCTCCGAAAAGATATTAATGTTTTCTCTTGACTTTTACGTCGCATCAGTATATATTATTGGTGCGTCTTATTTAATTAAAGGACATATGGATGGAAGAAGTAAAGAAAGAAGTGATTAAAAGTGTGAAATAACAGGAGTTAAATTGTATAATGTCCACAATAGGATAAACAATATGGGATGGTCAATAGAAGAAGCGTTAGGTCTGATAAAAAGAACTTAAATGCTTCTATTAATATTCAAAATTATT